ATGAAACGATCACAGATCAAGCGGCGGCCGCTGGCCGACACCGTGCTGGCTTCGCTTGAGCCGGAGAACACCGACTACCGTGAGTTGGACGGCAACGGCCTCTACTTCCGGGTGCGCAAGAATGGCTCCAAGTCCTGGAACCTCCGCTATAAGCGCCCGAACGGCAAGTGGGCCTGGCTCGGGCTGGGCGGATTCCCGGCCGTCTCGGGGAAGGCTGCGCGGAAGGAAGCTCAGCGACTGAGCGGTATGGCCGCCGATGGCATCGACCTGGCGGTGTACAGGCAGGGTCTACAAGAGCAGCACCTTTTCGAGGCGGCCGCCGAGGACTGGTACCAGGCGAAGCTGGCCGCCGGCCGGGCCTACGGCACGACTCGGCAGATGCGTCTCTATCTGGACAGCGACATCCTTCCAGCGATCGGCAAGAAGGCACTCGGCGCGGTGACCCGGGCCGACTGCACGAAGATCCAGGAAGGCCTGGAGAAACGCGGAGCGCACAACGTCGCGAAGAAGACCCGCTCGTGGATCAATCAGATCTTCTCGCGCGCGATCGCCCAGGGTAAGTGCGACCTCAATCCGGCTTCCGAGTTGCGCCACATCGCCGCCGAGGCACCGAAGACGACCCACTACCCTCACCTGCTCGAGCCCGACCTCCCCAAGTTCATCCAGGCGTTGCGCGGATCCAACAGTCGGGTCATCTCCCGCATCGCTGTCTGGATGGTCCTGCGCACCGCGTCGCGACCGGGCATGGTCCGCCTCGCCGAGTGGTCGGAATTCGACCTCGATGAAGCGCTGTGGTCCATCCCCGCCGAGAAGATGAAGATGCGGCGTGACCATCTGGTGCCGCTCTCAAGCCAGAACGTGGAGGACTTGCGCCAGTTGCACGAGATCACCGGCCGTTGCCGATGGGTATTCCCCGGCAACGGGCCGAAGAATCCGACGCTGAGCGAGAACACCATCAACAAGGTGATCGCTATGGTCGGGTACAAGGGAAAGCTCGTCGGCCACGGTTCACGCCACACCGCGTCGACGCTCTTGCGTGAGCATGGCTGGCACCGAGACCTCGTCGAGGCCCAGCTGGCTCACAAGGAACACGGCGTCGCCGGGGTCTACAACCAAGCCTCCTACCTTGGGAAGCGTCGGAAGATGATGCAGTGGTACAGCGACTACCTCGATGCACTTGAGCAAGGCATGGTCTCTGAAAAGAGTGAGTGGTTTGCGAATAAAGTGATTGGTCTTGCTCTATCGCACGACACCGTCTCCTAGAAAGGCGAGCTATCTCGAGTGCGCCCAAGACTAGAACCAAGGAATTCTTCTACGACCCCTAGACTCAGAAAACTCGTGAGAAACTATGGATTTTCTAAAGACAATTCTAGCTGTATTGGTTAGCTCTTACTTAACCATGATGTTTGCAATGACTCGTTTCCGAAGTGAGCGCATATGGGAACGAAGGGCAGACGCGTACTCCAAAACAATACGATGTCTACACCGCCACAAAGACTATGCCGAAAATTATATAGATCATTTATCTGAGCACCAGAGTGACTATTTAGACGGCAAAATCCGAAAACTATCTCTCCAAAGCCAAAAGGCTACTAGCGAAACCAGGGAAGCCCTAGAAATCAATTACTTCTTTTTAAGCTCCGACGCAATCAGCGTTATCAATAAATTCTTGGCCGGCCCCAACTTTCCTCCGGGGTACGAAGAATATATGGATCAAGAAGAGATTGCCACGCAGTACCTAGAACTAGCAGAAGAAAGCATAAGCAACCTACACACAATTGCTCGTCGCGAGCTTGGTGATAAAGAACCAATTTTTAGCAAGATTATAAGGCATAGCAGCATTATCAAGGCAAAGATCACACGTGGATTGAAATAAACAGCGCTGTTCATCTTCTGATGCGCATCGCTTTCATGCAATTCCACACTATTACTCAAATTCAGCCACGCCTATCCGGTCGCAACACTGCCAGTCTTGCGCCCTTGCTAAGCTAACCGGTTGTCACAGTTGAGAAAACCACTATTTCAGGGCGAGGCAGACACGACATATCCGACCCGCATGAAATCTGGCGCCACGCATAGGGTTTTACGGGTCCTGCGCTGGTACCATACCCGCCTTTTGCCTTGCCGAGCTGATACCCATGCGCCTACCTCTGATCGCCGCCCTCCTGATTGCCACCACCCTACCCGCTCTCGGTGGCCCGCCCTCGTCGTTCTCCGCCGCCAAGCGCATCGCAGAGGAGCAGATCTACTTCGATCAAAGCTCCAGCTTCTACTGCGGCTGCACGTTCGACTTCGAAGCCGGCCCCGATCTGTCCAGTTGCGGGTACCAGGTCCGCAAGCAGCCGAGGCGCGCCAGCCGCATCGAGTGGGAACACGTCATGCCGGCATACGATTTCGGGCGCCAGCGCCAGTGCTGGCAGGACGGCGGGCGTCGGAACTGCCGATCGACGGATCCAATCTTCCGCCAGGCAGAAGCCGACTTGGTCAACCTGGTACCGAGTGTCGGTGAGGTGAATGGGGATCGATCGAACATGCGGTATGGAATGGTGGCCAGCGCCGATGCATTCCAGTATGGCCAGTGCCAGGCCAAGGTCAGTTTCGATGAGCGCACCTTCGAACCACCGGCGGCCGTGCGCGGCGACGTGGCTCGGACGTACTGGTACATGCGTGACACATACGGCATAACCATCAGCAGACAACAGCAGAAGCTTTTCAAGGCTTGGGCCAAGCAGGATCCAGTAGACGAATGGGAGCTGCTGCGAAACCAGCGCATCGCGGCCATCCAGGGCGCCGGCAACCCTCACGTGACGGGCGATACCTCGGCGCCGGCCATCCCGCCAGCACCTGTAAAGCGCCGCGATCCTATCTTCGAGACCGCGAGGGATTCGTATAGCTGCGCAACCCGCAAAACCTGCGGCGCGATGAGTTCGTGCGACGAGGCGCTCTATCACTTGCAGCAGTGCGGGAACGGTCGCCTCGATGGTGATGGCGACGGCACGCCCTGCGAATCGATCTGCCGTTGAACCTGTATTAGCATTTGCCTCTCGCTGGCTTGTTTGCTGATACTGTATAAATACACAGTATCTAGCGAACGGGGAACGTCACCATGTCCAATACCAGCTACGAGCGCCTGGGCCACCGCATCCAGCGCGCCGTGACCTCACCCGCCGCGGTGAGCCGGCGGCAAATCACTCTCGAGCGCCAGCCCGATGAATCCCAGGAAGATTGGGATCAGATACTCGACGAGATCGACACGAACGAGCACGTGGCCGTCACTCGTATAGACGACGATACAGCGAGCCTCCGCTGGAACCCGGCGGAGAGCGGAGCATGATTCATCTCGACGTTATCGGCCGGGTCGACGAGACCGCCGTCCCTCGCCTGCTACCGCTCGCTGCCGACGCCGTTCGTGCGGGTTTCCCGTCGCCGGCAGACGACTACATCGAGACCGAGCTCGATCTCGTCGAGCACCTGGTGCAACACCCCAGTAGCACGTTCTATGTGCGAGCCAAGGGGGACTCGATGGTGCGCGACGGGATCTACGACGGCGATTTGCTGATCGTCGATCGCTCGCTCGAGCCCCGGGACGGAGATGTGTTGGTCATCGCCGTCGACGGTGAGCTGACGTGCAAGCGGCTCGGCACGATCGGCAATCGCCCCTACCTGATCCCCGGCAACCCAAATTACCAGGCTATCCCGCTGACAGGGTCTGAATGCCATTACTGGGGGGTCGTCACTCACAACGTCCACGCACTGCGCCGCGGGGTAGGCCGATGAGCATCATCGGGCTGGTCGACTGCAACAACTTCTACGTGAGCTGCGAGCGCGTCTTCGACCCACGCCTCGAGGAACGCCCGGTCGGGGTATTGAGCAACAACGACGGCTGCGTGGTCGCGCGATCGCAGGAGATCAAAGACCTGGGCGTGGCGATGGGCACACCGGCCTTCCAGATCCCGCACCACGTGCGCCGACAATGCATCCTGCTGAGCAGCAACTACACGCTGTACGGCGACATGAGCCGCCGGGTCGTCGCCACCCTTCGCGATTTCACACCGGACGTCGAGGTCTACTCAATCGATGAGTCATTCCTGGGATTCGACGGCTTCGACTTGGACGGCCTGGAGGACCACTGTCAGAAGCTGCGCTACACCGTCCGGCGCAACACCGGCATCCCGGTGAGCGTCGGCCTGTCGACCTCCCGTACTCTCGCGAAAGTCGCCAACAGGATTGCGAAAAAGCAGGCCGTCTACGAGGGCGTCTGTCTGTTGGAGCCCGACGCCACGGTCACGCGTCACTTACTTGAGCGCATGCCAGTCACCGATCTCTGGGGCGTCGCCGCGCGCACCGCGATCCGGCTCGGCGAGCTGGGCATCCGCTCAGCGTGGGATCTGCGCCAGGCCAACCCCAAGCGGATCCGGAAGCATTTCAACGTGGTCATGGAACGCACGGTGTGGGAACTGCGCGGCGTCGACTGCATCGAGCTCGACGATATGAGCAAGCCCAAGGACAACATCATGACCTCACGGAGCTTCGGGCGGCTCACCGGCGACAAGGCCGATCTGCGAGAGGCGATCCGCGTCCACGCCAGCCGCGGCGCTGAGAAGCTGCGGCGCCAGGGCAGCGTCGCCCGGGCCATGATGGTGTTCCTGAAGACGAACAGGCACCGCGAGGACCTGCCGCAGTACAACCCGAGTCTGGTCGTGCCGCTGCCTCGCCCCACCGACGACAGCCGAATCATCGTGGCCACGGCCCTGCGCGCGCTCGATGCCATGTACCGCCGCGGGTATCTCTACATGAAAGGCGGGGTGATGATGCTGGACTTGGCGGACAAGGCGACGCTGCAGCACGACCTGTTCGACGATCCGCAGAGCGACGCCGAACGAGCGCGCAACGAGCGGCTGATGAGCGTCATCGACAAGATCAACCGCGAGCACGGCCGGGATGCGGTGAGCGTGGGGAAACCACGGGCGGGGAATGCATGGGCGCTGCGCTGCCAGCATCGGACGCCGCGCTATACCACCCGGTGGGATGAACTGCCAATCGCCATGCTGCGGTGATCAGTAGAGGACTTTGCTGACCTGGTTCAAACAGATCCGAGCCGCGTGATCAGGGTTTCGCCAGACCAGTCGCCGACAGATGCCATCGCGATCGACGTGGAAAGGGACACCGTAGACCAACCTCGCCTCGGCTTCTGACATTCCCTTGGTGATGCGACCACCGATGACTGCCCTGTTGATGCGATTCTCACGGGCGCGAGTCGCCTTCACGGCGGGCATGTTCTCGATGGCCTGATTCAGAGAATGTGCTCGGTAACGACCCAACTGCGTGAGAGGGTCGGCATTGTCCGGCTCCCCGCCGAGGATGGTGAGGCCGCCGATCTCGACGGGTTTTCTGGAGTCGCCACATGGGGCGTCCTGGAATACTGTCGTCCCGTTGATGGAGCAGCGATAGACATCGGCCGCCTGTGCCGGCAGCACTGCCGCCAGCGCCGCCGTCGCGACCATCCCCGCCAATGCCCCCGCAATGAGCCACCGCCGCATCTCGGCCTCCCACGATGAGAATTGATGGCGTCCTTGCCAGGGGATCCGTCCCCGATCCTGAACATAATGCATGTCATTTGACTGTAACCGGGGACGCCACAGGCGGCTGTAAGCCAGGGCTTACATGGCTGTAAGATAGTTACTTTACGTTACCAATCCTCAGGCAGGATTGACGAGCGTCTCGTCATCGTTGCGCACGTTGCCGACCCGGCGATCGACAGACCAGTGTGTCAGCGCATCGGCAGGCAGGTTCCCGACGGCGCCACGGGCGGGCTCGGTGATGATCGCACACCTTGGATAGCCTTCGGGGAGCGATTGAGCGACCACGCTACAAAATGAGGAAAGATGCAGCAAGGAATATACCTAAAATGTACAGAACTCCTCCAATCGCGGAAAGACGCTTGGCGCGTCTAATCACCTCGAAGTACCTTTCAATAATAGCTTCTGGATACTTCAGGTCGTAGGATGTCATTTTTGGTATCATCATATAAACCCCCATAATCATGGCGGTTAAAAAAAGTGCGACTGGAGTCAAGGCCCACAATGAAAAATCGCCATCCCCAGATGATTTTCTGATGTCTAGCAAGCTCAAGTATATCGGGATTGATGTCGAGGATATTAAAATAAGATATTTCACCAAGCTCTCTCTGGTTTCGACCGCCTTTTCTAGAATTGCTTTTGCAAAACTAACAATAATGTCATTCTGCACATCCTCCCTAACCCCGCTCCCCATTGCCATGACTCCCCCTCACATCGGAAAAATAAAAAGATGCTTTTTTATAGTTATCTAACAGCAAGCATTTGGCGGTGTTGACAACTAAATCTTATTAGCATTCTGTCTCGAAAGCTTCTGCTAGAAACCACAATGATTATCTTAGATAATTATCTCCGACTAGGTACGGGTAGCAATACGCCATCCTCGCACTTTGGACATGGGGCTGGACCCCTTGACCGTTTGAAAAGCATATCGCCTGTCAATAAGTAGGTGGTGTACCCGCAATGGGCGCATCTGTAGTAAGCCATGATCTCCTCCCAAGATTCATAATCACCGATTCTTGGAGATGCTGTTTAACAAAAAATAGACAAAAGACAAAAAAACTGCGGGCTAAATTAGCCACTCTATGGGTACTAGATTTTTAGTATTCATGGCTTTTTATTCAGACCCCATTATGGATATTAGTTAGTTTTCTAGGCTCTCCCACGTCACCGCCCGGGCCTCCTCGGGCGTCTCGGCGGCAGCGATCAGGTTCTCGCCCCGCTGCCGCCGGCCCATCAGCTCCAGCGCCTGCGAATACTGCTCTACCTTATTGAGCACTTTGGCGACCAGGTCGGCCATCGTCTCGCTGCCGTCCGGGCTGCGCCCAGCGAGAATGCCCGATAGCTTGGGCGTTGCCGGCGGATCGCCGCCGCTGCCGTCGTCGATCCACGCCTGGTAAGCCTTGGCCTCGGCTTCCTGGGCATTCCAGGTTTTTTGCTCGGTCTCCGGGTACCACTTGATCATCGGCTCGACGAGCGCGTTGTAATCGTCATTGAGCCTCGCCAGCGCCTCCTCGCGGGCCTGCTCGAGCTGCGCGGCACGCTCGGCGGCGGTGTAGTCGCGCACGTTCCACGCCTGCCGCCATACCCCGTCCGCCCCCTGCTCCAAGCCGGCAGGCTCAACGACATCGCCGGCCGGCGGCTCGCTCTCGACGACATACGCGCGGGGCGGGTCGAGCCGAGCCAGTGTCTCGGCGGGCGGATTGCGCGGCAGGGGCACGCCGGTGGACTGGCTGATCTGGCGCGGGGATTCGAGTTCGTGGGTTTCGGTGTTGATGATCATTCGTAGTCGCCCCCAATGAAGCGGTGCACCCCTGATAGGAAACTGTATCCGCTATCTCCGGCGCTGACATCCCACTTGAGATTCAAATCAGAGTCGAACATCTTCAGCCCTGTATATGACGTCCAGTTTATCCAAATAAACAAATTGCCATCGCTATCAATCCGCGCGGTTGATGAAAGCGGATAGTTTGCAGGCATTGCAACAAGAGTGATTGTCGATAGGACGCTGAGCGATTGCCGGCTGAATTTTTCTAGGTATAGATTATTACCACTTCTGTACATTGCATAAACATACTGGCCATCTTTAGACGCCAGTATGTATGATAATAAATTGTTTTTTTTAGGGAAGGCGGTGATTGCCATCGATCCATTTCCCGTCGAAACATTCGCTGCGCTGCGCACCAATATTTCGCCGCCTAACGTCAAGGCAAACAGATAACCATTCTCAACGCAAATATCAAGAAAATCATCGGAGTTTGAAAACGAGGATAGCTGATTATTGCTAAGGTCTCTTCTAAACAAACCCCCGCCCGTGTAGCTTACAAAATAAATACTGCTATAATAGCCGTCTACGATGTAGTTATAAGGTACTGAATTGTACTGACTGCCAGAATTGCTGGATGTTTCGAGCGTTAGATGGTAGCTGCCGGAACCGACGAAAAAAGCATATTGACCACCGCTCGAAAGACCAATTTTCTTGCCTGTATTATAGTAGGCGCTAGAAAAAGTCGGACCAGAATTGACCTGGCTAAAATCATCAACCCTTACCGTCTTAACCTTTCCGTCATTGTCAATTGTCTTTATCAACGACTGGCTTGAATCATAGACTACACCAGCGACCCCTCCACTTCCGATATATTTGCTGTACAGAATATCGCCATTCCTTTTGTCCAGCGCGTACAAGTTGCCGCTTTGATCAGACAGTATAATCCGCTTGGGCTTCCCGCTTCCTAAGCCCATCAGCATCTCGATCATCGCTTAATCCCCACTGTTCCGCGCCAGTAACTGCCGGTGTACCAGAGCAAATACTGGGTCCAGTAGGCTCCGGCCTCGGGCACTTCACCGTCGTCCCAATAATTGCCGTTGGGCAGTTGGGTAAATGACAGACCGGCAGAGCCATTAGCCTGAACGATCACCAACATCGATCTGTCCGCCGGCGGATTGTTGAGATTGACCGTGCGCAGCGAGCTATTGCCCACGATCACGACCTGCGGGCCGTCTGACAGATCGACATCGACGGCCGTGGTGGCGTTTGCCGAGTAGGTGTCGTTGACGTCGAGGCTGTACTGCTCGAGCGCCATCGGTCCGCCGAAAGCGACGCTGGGGTCACCGCCATCGGCGCCGGGCTGCACGGTCAGCGCGCGACCCTCGTTGCCCGTCAGCGCCGGCAGCCCGGCGGCATCGCCCACGGTGGCGGCGATCGTGCGCGCGGCGCTCTCGCTCTCGCTAGCGGCAGTTGCCGAGTCCGCTGATGCCTGGGCGGCCTGTTGTGATTGATCCCGTGCCTCGGCCGCGGCCGTCGCGGATTCGCCGGCGGCGGTGACCTGGTTGCCAATCACCTCGATCTGCCCATCGATCCAGCCAAGGGCGGCGTTGGTCTGCTGCACCATGGGCGGCAGGGCCGCGACGAAGCGGTCGGCCTGGACGTCGAATTCCTCCTCGCCCTGGGCGCGGCGCGAGGGCGCCGCCGGGAGTTCGTCGATGCTAGGTGTCGTCATTCGTTGAGCCCTTCGATGTCGATACTGATCTCGGAAAAGATCCGGTTATCCAGAACCGGGGTGAAATCGCGGAAGTAGCCGTAGAGAATCGTCGAGCTGTACTGGATCGCCCCGATCCACACGAGCGCGGTCGATCGGTAGCCGGCGAGCATCTTCAGCACGGCATCGACGCGTTGCGTGTCGATGTCCACGTCTGCGCTGAGGATCTTCGAGAAGCCGCGCGGGACGATCTCCGGGCGGCCGAAGACGTCGCGCCCCTTGCGTGAGTAGTCGGTAATGCCCGGCTGGGCGCCCCACTTGAGGTGCCCGATCTTGCGTTGGGCGCCGATCACCACCAGCCCGCATGTCGCCGGAGCCCCTTCGCGGTCGATGCTGATCCGCAGCGTTGCCGAGCCGTAGCTCGGCAGGTCGTCGAGCACGAGATCGGTGTCGCGCTCGATCGGCTCGAAAAACCAGCTGTACCAGCTATCGATCCCCGCGCTGGAGATCAACGAGCGCCGCCGCGAATAGACCGTCCCCTCGTAGTCGTCGATGACCTCGACAGTGACCGCGTCGGCAACCAGACCGAAGAAGGCCACGCCGTTGATCACCGCCCCGGGCTGCACCTCCACCTGGATGCCGACGCCATCACCGACCGCCCACGGCTCGGCGGCCGTGGTCCCGGTACCGATCTTGCCGTCGAACATGGCCCAGCGATTGGTGGCCCCGACGCGCAGCCACTTGGGGGTCTTCGCGGTGGCCACGTCATCGACCGGATCGACGCCGGAAACCGCCACCGCCGCCTCGTAGACCGTGTGATTCGCCGGCACGTAGCAGCGATCACCCTTGGCGTAGGACGCGCCGCTGCTGTAGATCGGGTACTCAGACTCCGCGACGTTCGATGTCACCAGCCGCGTCTCGTCGACCGTTACCGGCCGTATGATCTTCATTGCACCGTCTCCACCAACTCGCGGACCTCGGGCAGCCCGTCGTAGTCCCAGCGGCGCAGGATCTGCGCCATCTTCGCCGCCGCCCGGCTGACGACCTCGAGGCGTTGCTCACTGCGCTCGGCCCGATCCGTCAGCGCCTGCAGCGCGCGGACGATGGCCTCGTCGTCACGGCGGGCCGCGCGGTCGTCCATGGCCATGGGCGGCAGGATCGCCGGTGGCAGGGCACCAGGTGCGGGCAGGTCCATGAGCTGCTGGGTCTCGAGCGCGTTGTAGATCCGCGACGGGCCGAGGTCGACATACTCCGGGCCCTGCTCGCCTACCAGGGCCCAGCCGCCGCCGTGCAGCCCGCCGGCGGCGTAGGCCGGCACACCCTCGGCGCGGCCGTAGCGCATCCAGTGCTCGTAAGGCGTCATGCCGGAGTCGCTGAACGCATCGACGACCTGGCCGATGGACGTCCACGACCGTTCGCCGGCGTCGCGTTCCTGCAGGTAGTCCAGATAGTTGGCGAGGTAGCGCGACTCGTTGAAGCGATTAGCGCTCTGCGCGGAGCCGGCGCCGCCGTCCGGGTCGTAGGTCGGTAGCACGCCCTCGTCACGCCCGTACCGCTGGTAGTGCTCATACGGCGTCATGCCCGCCTGCTCGATCGCCGCCAACACTTGCTCGACGGTCCAATCGCCGCGGCCACCCTGGTGCGACGCGTTGACTTGCGCGGTCTTGTTGGCGAGATACGCTGACGCGTTGAACCCGCTCTCGCCGACATCAGTGCCGTACTCCGGAAACAGATCGCTGAGCGTGCTGGCCATGCCGGCGGGGAGCGTGTCGATCAGGTCGGCGATCGAGTTCAGCGACGCATTCTGCGTGACCAGCTCGTTGAGCGAGTCGAGCAGGGTGTAGTTTGTGCGTTCCTGCTCGCGCAGTTGCCGCGCCGCGGTCTTGCCCACGTCGTCGGTGGCGTCGACGGAGTCCTCGAACTGGTCCTGCAGCCCGGCCACGCCGCTCGTCACGCCGGCATAGACCCGGGCGTAATCGAGCGCGGTCGATGCGTTCTGCTGATAGAGATCGAGATAGTCGCGCGCGGCGCTGGTGTAGTCGTCGATGACGCCTGCATCGCCGCCCCGGGCCCGCGCATAGAGCCGGTCGTACTGACGTTGCGCGGCATCCAGCGACGAGCCGATGGCCAGGTCGGACGTCGACAGCGAGTCGAGCAAGTCGCCCAGCGAGGTGATCGCGCGGTGCTCGTCCTCGAGCTGGGCCTGACGGGTCTCGGCGATGTCGTCGAGCGTCGATGACGACTCGTTGAAGATCGACAGCGCGTCGGAGACGCTGCCCACGATGCCGGACGTGTAAACGCCGGTGCGTGTCAACAGCGCCTCCCGCTCTCGCGCTGCCTCCTGCGCCGCTTCCCGCGCCGCCTCGGCCGCTTCCTGGGCCTTCGCTTCGTCCTGGAGCGACCAGATTCGCCGCTGCAGCGCGCGATTCGACTCGTCGAGACCTGCCAGCTCGCGCTCGCGCTGACGATTTAGCAGCTCGGTGTCCTTGCCCTGAGCCTTGAGCAGCTCGTTTTGCAACGACCAGCGCTCATTGCTGATAGCCTCGGCCGCTTCCTCGGCAGCGGTGCGCTGCTCGCTCATCGCATCCGTGTAGCTCTTGAGCGTCGGCGTCAGCTGGTAGATCGTCAGCAGCTGCTCACGACCGGCCTCGGTCATCGTGTCGATGCCGCCGACAAGATCGCGCACCGCCGCCGCGCTCTTGGGCACGGCATCGATACCCACCGAGGCGAGCTGCTCGGTCAGATCCGTGCGCAAATCGGCGAGCTGCTGCTCGTCGGTGGTCCAGGTGGCGTAATACTGCTGTTGCAGGGATTGCAGGTTGCCGAGACCACCGGCCATCTCGGCGAGCTTACCGGCGGCGGCCATGGCACCGACGGCTGTCTCGTCGAAACGCAGGTTGAGCCGGTCAGCCGCCTGCGACAGCGTCTGCATCGCCTGCGCCTGCGTCGCGAGCTGCTGGGCCGTGGCCACGATGTCGTCGCTGTCCGCCAGCGCGGCACGGGCATCGGCCATCGCCTGGGCGTTGTCGCCGACAGTGTCCTCAACGCTCTTGAGGTTGGTGGCGACGCCGACCAGTTCCTCGGATCCGCCCTCAAACGCCAGGATGGTATCCTCGAAGGCCAGGTTCAGCGGGTCGAGCGCGTCCTTGTAGCGCGACGTCAAGATCCTGACGACGTTCGAGGCATGCGAGGTCTCACCGTAGTGGCCTTGCATGCCGTGCCGATCCGGAGACATGACGGCGTCGGTCATCGCTTGGAGCTGCTCGGGGGTATCAGCCAGCGCGGCGAGGGCGTTGTCGAGCTGCGCCAGACCGTCGAACAGTTGCTGCGCCTGCTCGGGCGACCAGAGCGAGTTGATGTCGTGGGTGCCATCCTCGTCGAGACCCAGCGTCCCGAACGCACCGACTGAGCGCACCCCCTCGTCCCAGTTGGGCCGGTCGGCATACGCCTCCGCGGGCCGACGGCGCAGCGAGAGATCCAGCTCGGGCGGCGACGAGCCGAGCGCGGCGTCGATCACGCTGCCGGCTGCGGAGCCCAGAAACCCACCGACAGGGCCAGCGAAAAGCGTGCCAGCGGTACCAAGCACCGTTGAGCCAATATTGCTGTTGGCCTGTTTCCCGGTTAGCGACTCGCCGGCCTGGCTGCCGACGTAGTTGCCGAGCATGCCGGCACCCAGTGACGCAAGGCCTGTCAAACCGGAGAAATTGGACATGCTTCCGTTGGAAAGGAAGCCCTGATTCATGAAGCCCTGGCCGCTTTGCAAGCCACCAGTGGCTACTTGGCTGCCAAAACCGCTGGTATACGATGTCGGCGCACCGAACCAATTTACTGCACCGAAGCCGTCGGCGATGCCGCTGTAGACGTTTTTGCCCAGGCTGGCCAGATCACCCAGCCCGCCCATGCCACCACCGGCCTGCTGCGAAGATCTGCTCTCACCAGTTATGGCCGCTGAAATGCTCATCGTCAGCGGCTGAGTGATCAGCTTGTGAGCCACCTCGGCGACGGAATCGAGAACCAGATCCTCGAACTGATCCATCGCATCGCCGGTACCATCCAGGAAACCACGCCACATGGAAACGCCAGCGTCGTCCATGCGCTCGAGCGTGCGCTCCCAGATAACACCCATGGGGTCGGCGGCATCGGCGGCCTGCTGGGCGGCCGTTTCGACGTTCATGCCGTAGGCTTCGGCCCAATCACTGCCGCTTTGGAACTGCTGGTCGATCTTGTCGAGACCGTCCATGTAGCGCTGCTGGCTTATGTCGCCGCGCATGTAGGCGGTGGTCAGCAGGTCGATGGCCTGCTGGTATTCGCGCTGCGATTTCTGTGCCGGATAGAGCGTATCCAGCAGTGACTGCAGGCTGTTGTCGTATTCACCCGCGGTCTTCGCGGCCTCGTCCGTTGCGCTCCCCAAATCGCTGATGGTGCTGATCGTGTCGACGCTCTGCTCGTTGAGCTGCGACAGCCGCTCGCGCAGCTTGTCGGACGCCTGGCCGTTGGCGTCGAGTTCCTCCCGGACCTTCCTCAGGGTCTCGTAGGCCTCGCGGCGCTTCTCGGCGTCTTGGCCCAGCACCATGGAATTCCGGAACGGGCCGGGGTCGCTCGATGAGGCGTTGATCTCTTCGAGTTGCTGGCGAGCGGCGGCCGCTTGCTGCTCGAGCTGCACCATCTGCCCGGTCAGGTTTACCAGTTGCCCTTTGATCGCCGCCTCGCTGTTGAGGTTGATGGCGTTCGTCAGGTCGTTGACGCGCTGGGTCGCCCGCTCCGCCGGCGCCAGCATCTCGTCGAGTTCTTCGTGATAGGCGGCGATACCGGCTACGGCCAGCATGGCGACGCCCGCCGGGCCACCAACCAGTGAAAGCGCGCCAGTCAGGGCGCGGCCGGCGGCGGCGGTTGCGGCAATTCGCGCTTGGGTCACGACAAGCGCCTGGTTCAGCCGCCCAGCAGCGCCCGTGGCAATGTACATGCCCTCTGCGATATGGCCACCAGCCACTAGCCCACTCCTGCCGACAGAAAGCAGGCCGGGGCCGAGGCGGCGAGCCAGATACACGGTGGCTAGTGTCCCGACCGTGGTCATCAGAACGTCGAGAACTTCATCAGCGCCACCAATCTGATCGATCAGGGTGGTGAGGTTGTTAGTCGCACTCGTCAGTCCTGGCCCAAGATCAGCAATCAGGGTATTGGTTAGCCCGGTTGCGACACCCTCGAGCTGATTCATGGCCAGGGCGGCGTCCACGGCCTTGTCGATGTCTACCTGGTCCATCGCAACACCGAGCGATCGGGCCATACTGGCGTACTGCTTCAGCGCCTCGGCGTTGTTCTCGAGCAGCGGTTGTAGCAACACCGCGTCGTCGCCCAGTGATTCCAGGATGTTGACCTGCGAGTAGCGGTCCAACTGCTGCAGACCTTCGGCTATCTTGAGGATCGTTTCGTCAGGGCTCAACTTGATCAGGTCGGCGGCTTGGAGGTTCAGCGTTTCGAGCGCGTCGATCGCCTCGCCTCCGCCGTTGCGGTAGGCATCACCGATCTTGTCAGCGACATCCTTCATGATGCCGCCGATGTTTTCGGCATCCATTCCGACTGACTTGCTGGCGTACTGCCATTCCTGGAGGCGCTGAGTGCTGACACCGATCGACCTTGCCAGGGCGTCGGTCTGCTGGATCATCTTCGCCTGTTCAGCGAGATTCCCGACAGCAAACATTCCAGCCAAAGCAGCGCCGGCACCAAGGGCGATGTCCTTCAACGTGTCCAGGCTTTCGCCAGCATTATCTATATCATCGGACATTTGCCGCGACCGGCGGCTACTATCATCGAACCGGCGGTTCAGGTTCTGTAACTGATCGTCCGTTGCCTGAATTGCTCGAATCCCGCCCCTGGCGTCACCTTCGATGATCAGCGCTGTCCGATACTGCTTGGCCATGACTTACCTCACCCGATAGGCAATAAAAAACCCCGCCGTGGCGGGGTTCGATGTTGTAAAGAGAAGACGTTATTCAGCGACAGGAATCCGGTGCGAGCATTTCAATGGACATCATGCCCTGGGAGACTGAATCATATACGGCGACACAAGCACCCTTAGGCACGAAGTTGTAGGCATTGATTAGTTGAGGGTCTTCACTTGACACAGGCTTGACGATATAGCTGTATGCATCGACGTCACCAATGTCAGATTCTGATAGGCCGGCGAAAGCGCTCGCCACAATACCGCCAGCAAGAAGGCCCCAGCCAGCCCGCGACCAATTGCTCTCACTGGCCTCACCGGTATACGGCTGGACATGAGCCACAGTTCCAACGAGACGATTGGTGGCACCGGAAGCTGGGTAGCTTTTTCTTTCCAAGCCTCCACACCCTGCCAGCGATACGATCAAGAGACTAGCGACGATCCAGCGCATGCTCGATACCATCGAAGACCGCTTGGGCGAATTCATCTTCATCCGTACCTGTCAGTTGGTACTTCGACCGCTTCTCGGAAACCACGGACACACGACTGTTTGGGTGAAGGTCCATGACGTTGACGCGCCCTATCTCCCCCCAACTGAACGCCGACATGGGCTTCGCGAAAAGAATCGTATAAACGTCACCCGACTCCTGCGTCGATTTAACATCGACGTTCAGTCCTTGGACACTCTCGAGCGTCAGACGCTTGGTAGTGTCGTAGGGAGCGCTGAAGTCCTTGGACACACCCGCTGTCAGTGGAGCGTTCATCACATCAGATGAAGTTGCACAGCCAGCCAGCATGGCCAGGGCGGCCGCTCCCATGGTTATTTTCCACATTGCTTTGTTCCCTTGCGTTGTTAGGCAAAGGAAACTTTAGCGCCGACTGCATTAGTCATCTACCCCACCTCCCTACCGCGCATTCAACCCTTCGAGCGCGCCGGCCTCGATGTGGCGCAACTGCTCGAGGCGTTCGTCCTGCTCGTCGTAGCCGAGCCGGGCGAGGCGTGGGTGGGCGTAGACGGCGCTGTAGTCGAGGCCCTGGTATTGGGCCCCGCCCATGCCGGCGACGATGCGCCACTGGGTCTGCACGCCGAAAAACAGCTCGAGGGCCGGCCAGTGCTCGGGCCAGACGGCGCAGTGCTCGGGCCAGACGGCGCAGTGCTCGGGCTGCACGTCGTCGGGCGTGTAGTCGTCCAGCCCCCAGGCGGCGGCGTCATCGGCGCGGGTATCCTGGATGCTGCCGCCCGCCCAGTACCGGCCGGCCTCCCTCAGTTTTTTGCGGCGGCCTCGCCCCGGCCCTGCTGGGCGGCGAACCAGGACAGCACCAGAGGCCGGCGGATGTACGCCTTACGCATCAGCTGATCGCGAATGTCCTTGGTCAGCTTCAGCGGCTTTCCCTTCTCGTCGCTCATGCCCTCGATGTCGAGCAGGTCTTCCTCGACGAGCTGGTCCTCCGACAGCTCGCTTTTCTGCATTTGCTCCTGACGCTTCTGGGCGTCGGGGACGTCATGCAGGCGCCAGCGCGCGGAGATCTTGCATGTGCTTTCTTCGCCCGGGATCTGGATTGTGACGGGGACGGTGATGTCGGTGACTTCTTTGAGCAGGAATGCCATGTCGGGCTCTCACGATAGACGGAACGAACGGCGCCGCCCGGAGGCGGCGCGGTAAAGGGTTGCCGGCGGAGCCGGATCAGGTGAACACGATGGAGACGTCGTCGTCCTCGGCGGCGCTGGGCAGGAACCGCAGACCGAGGTCGTAATGCATGATGCCCTGGTTCTCGCTGGGCGAGATGCTGCTGAGCTGCACTTGCTGGCCGCTGATCTCGACGATGTTGCCCTCGGCCGTACCGTGGGTGAGCACCACCGGCACCAGAGCTTGGGCCTGATGGCTCTCGACCTTGGCGAAGTAGTCGACCGTCGCGAGATCCGGCGCCTCGATGTTGGTCGAGCCGGAGACCTGACGGTCGGTGAGCTCGACTCCCTCATAGCTGGTGAGGTTGCGATACGGGTACTCGATGCCCAGGTCCAGCGAGAACGACGACATGCGCGCCTGGTTGCCGTCGATGCTGAACTGGCTGTTCTGCTTGTTGACCGGCAACTCCTTGGCCTGGGCGCCCTTGGTGGCAACGCTGGCATCGCCGGCAGCCTCCGGGCGCTGGTAGAGTCCGCGCAACTGGTACTGGATATACGGAAGGCCCTGGCTATCGGTGGTAATCGAGGCCGTGCCGCGCACACCAGTGACGTGCTGCTGCTGAGTGTCCTCGAGCCACCACATTTCCAGGGACTCGAAACCCTTGCTGACCGGCGCGTAGGTCACGCTCTCGCTGCCCGCCTCTGAGTTGATGGTCTCCGAGAAGCCACACACACGCAGCAGCAGGCCGGAACCCGGCGGTTCGCCTTTGGTGCCGGAGCCTGACAAAGGCGTGCGGAGCGAGCGTTCTACATAGGGCCCGGTGTTGACCTGCTCGAACCCGCCGAGACCGTTGCGCATACGCTCGCGGTCCACGGTGTTGCCGGCATAGGGATTGCCGCCCTCCATCATCACGACCTCGAGGATGGTGGCCCCGGTCATGTCTGCACTGCCCTGGCCGTAGGTGGATTCCTTCTTCACCGCCACCAGGCGCTTACGCCATTTGATCGGCATCGCCGCTCTCCTTCACGTTGCTGGATTTCGCCGGCGCCGGCTTAGCGGCGGGCTCGCTGGCCTTGGCGGGCGCCTTGGCCTGGGGCTTGGGGTCGGCCGCGGGCTGGGTGTACTGCACGCGCACGCGCTTGCCGTTGCGGATCTCGTAACGGCCGCCGAGGTTGGCCATGGGTGTCTCCTACATGGACTGGATCAGGTGGACTGGATCAGGCGCTGGTAGCCGTAGAGCTCGCGCCAGTAGACGTGCCGGCCGGAAATCGCCGCGGGCTGGCCGGCCAGATACACCAGGGGCGACACGCCGTCGCCACCGGTGTCCATGCCCAGCAGGGCCACGCCGGCGGCGCGGCGCTGGGCCTCGATGTCGTCCTGGTCGGCGACGATCACCACGGCGATCTGTTCGGTGACGGTCTGGCGCACCGCCCAGGCATCGAGATCGTTTTCCGACGGCGACGCGCCGACAACGTGCACGAACGCCGCCGGCACCGTCGGGACCGTCATGGCCAACGCCGCGGCCTGCAGCTCGAAGTGCGCGCGGTACTGGAGCGGCTCGGGCTCGTAGTCGGTGGCGGCGTCGGTGATCGACCAGCTGACGGTGCCGCGATGGGCGGCGACGCGGTCGATCAGGTCGTCCGTCATGGTGCGCAGCGGGTCGAACTGCGGCGATCGCAGGCTCAGGACGTAGGTATCGACGCGACCCAGGCGGTAGCCGTCGACGTCGATCTCGTTCCAGCCGACCAGCTGATACACGCCGTTGGTGGCCGGGGCCTGCTCGGGCAGGTTGAGCGGCCACAGCGCGCTGTCGACGACGGGGTCGACGAGCGTGACCAGCCCCGGCACGGTGTCGGTCCGCGCGGGCTCGGCGTCGCTCGAGCGCGCGGCGGTGATACCGGCGCCCTGCAGTTGGGTGATGATGGCGTCGATCATGCGCGGTGCTTCTCGAGGTAGCGGGTCAGGCCCTGGTAGAACCGGCTGTCCATCTCGTCGCCGTTTTCACGCAAGGCCGGGCCAAGGAACGGTTCGGCCTTCTGGCCGGGGTGGCGGTAGGTGTAGGTAACCCACTTGCCGTCGCGCTTGTGCGCCTGGTGGCCTTTCAGGTTGCGGCGCACTGTGCGCGTGCTGGGCTCGACACCGCTCTCGACCAGCCCGGCCACGAAGTCCTGGGCGTAGCCGCCAACCTTCCGCGTCGGCCCGACGACGATGGCGACGCGGTCGTTGGCGATACCCAGCCGCCCACGCGCCGACTTGCTCAGCAGGCGGTGACCGATCGACTTTCGGAGATCACCGGAGAGCACCGGGACATTTCGCTTCGCGGCACGCTTGATGGGCGACACGGCCTTGACCAGGCCGGCGCGCACCGCCTTCGCCTGCAGATCGGCGGCGAGGCCATCGAGATCCTTTTGCACCTCGGCCATCTGCTCGGCGGAGAGCTGGAATTCAAACCCACTCATGGCAGCTGATCTCCAGTTCTCGGCGTCGGCCGTCCTTGTCCAGAGGCCGCCCATCGACGCGGTAGACCCGGCCGTCGTGCACCAGGCGCAGCGTCTCGCCGGTGGCGTTGGCGATGGCCTCGTTCCAGCGCATGCGGACGGTGTGTGTGGTGCTGCTGTTGGCCTCGTTGGCGAGGAACGTCATGCGGGTGCTGAGCGGCTTCACTTCGGCCCAGCGCGCCCGGGCCTCGGCCACCCACTCGGCGGGTGTGGCACCGGAGGGGGACCGGGCGCCTTCCTGGTACCACTCGAGCGTGACGCGGTGGCGTAGCTGACCGGCTCTCATGGCTCACCCCACGGCGTGAATGCGATACGGCGCCAGCAGCGAGCCGACACCCAGCGGCACTTCGCTACTGGTGGTGCCGACCACTACTTGCTCGCGGTTCTCGTACCAGTGCCCGATCAGCAGCAGCAACGCGAGGCGGACGTCAGCCGGCAGCGTGTCGTAGCCCACCGTTGCGGTGATGGTCACCGACTCGGGTTCGGCGATGGTCACCGGCCAGTCGCTGCCGTACTGCGGAGAGAGCCGGGGCATGATCGGCCGGGTATCGAGGCGCAACGTCGAGACATCCATGGCCTGGCTGACGCCGGCCGGGTCGATGTAGTCGAGGCTGTCGATGGCGATCACCGGCGACCACGGCAATTCGATGGCGGCATCCTTGGCCGGAAACCCGTCGAGCACCTGGATCTTGCTGGCCTTGGCGAACCGCGACTGGGTGTGGTTCTCGGCGTAGCGGACGGCGGCGTCGATCAACGCCTGGATCAGCGTTTCCTCGCTGGTGTCGTCGGCATCGAGACGTAGGTGCGCCTTGGCGTCGGCCAGTGTGATCATGCGGGCACTCGCTCAGAATTCGGGATCACGGCCGCCGGTCGGCGGCCGCGGTTGACGATCAGGTCTTCTCGGCGGCCTTGCCGTCGCCGCCAGCGTTCTTGCTGGTGGTGGCCTTGGTCTCGGCATCGGCGGTCGAGGTCTTGCCGGACTCGACGGCGCGCTTGGTCTCGATCAACCACTGGGCTTTCTCGGGCTCGAAACCGGCACGGTCGCCGATCGCGTAGCGACCCCAGGATTTCTTGAAGGTCACGGAGACCAACTTGGATTTCTGTTCGGCCATGGGAGGCTCCTTCGGGGAATGAGGGGAAGTGCCCGGCCGCGCGGGGCGCGCAGCCGGGGTAACTGCCTGCCGGGCGGCAGCGGCTTACCAGGTGATCTCGGTACCCAGTACCAGGCCTTCGGGATGGCGGAAGCCGACGTCGTGCTCGTTGACGACGCGGATGACCGACTGGTTGCGCGTGAACGCGGAGACGAGGTTGCCGGCCCCATCCTTGTAGGTGGCCTCGCGGCTGAAATCGATGGTCATGGAGTCGGCGTCGCCGATCACCACATCGTTCCAGTCCGCGAAGTAGATCTCGGTCTCGTTGTTGTTGCCGGCGGCCGAGGTGTCGAGGTTTACCGGAATGGTCGTGGTGTGCTTGATCGGGTAGCCCTTGAGCATGCCCTGCGCCATCTCCGGATAGACCTTGTTGCCGTTACCGTCGCGCAGCCCGAACAGCTTCATGTAGGAGCGCGGCGACAGCCCCCAGCCACAGGCAACCATCATGCTGTCGCTGTTCATCAGCTTGAGGATCAGGCTGTCGAGATACTCGTCGATGGTGGCCAGGTCGGCAGTGCCTGACCAAGCCACGACGCGGCTGGCATCGCGGGCGGCCTGGGCGAAGCCAGTCGGCATGTCGCCGGAGCCGGTATCGCGCAGGAACGCCTTGTCCTGACGCACGGCCATGGAGTTGAGCATGTCGTTGAGGAACATCTGCTCGACCTGGAAGCCGGCGCGGCCGATCAACTGGTTGGAGATCGGCACCAGCGTGATCATGGTCTTGGCGCTGAGCTGCACGTCGTCGGTCGATGCCTCGGTGGCCAGCGCGTCGGATCCTTCGCCGACGTAGCTGGACGCAGCACCGGACGCCATGCGCGGAACGCTCAGGTTGCCGTTGGGCAGCGGCAGCGATTGGGCGCCGAGCCCGCGCACGATGGTTTTCGGGCGCAGCAGCTCGATCACCTCGCTGTAGAGGTTCTGGGGCACCAGCGACCCGGCGGACCCGGACGAGGTCTCGATCGCCATGGCGACGTCGGCATCGCCGATTTCCTCGCGGGCGAACTTGACGGCGAGATCACGGTTGCCGCCGGCGGCCGCCACGGACATGGCGATACGCGTGGCCTTGGCGCCCTCGTACTGCTTCAGCTCGGGCTTGGTGTGCACGGCCGGTGACCGGCTGTGCCCGCCGAAGCTCTCGACCGGTTTGGAGGCCGCGGCGTTCATGCGTTCCATGCGCTCGGCGCGGTCCAGTTGGGCGCTGATCTTGTCGAAGTCGCCGGCCAACTGCTCGAACTCCTCGAGCTGCTCGGCGGAGAGCTCGCCGCTCTCCTCCTCGGTCTTGGCCAGCGCCTGGATCTTGTCGTTGACCTCGGCGCGGTTGCGGCGGAGTTCTTCGATGGTGGGCATTGCGGTGTCTCCTTGGGGATTCACGGGCATGAAAAAGGCGGCCGGTGGCCGCCTGGGTTGTCGCTCCGCCGCCTGGCTAGAGCCGACACTGGGCGTCGAGCGCCCGGGCCTGGGCCCGGATGCGCCGACCGGAACTGGTACGACTGGATGAGGCGTAGCGTTGGGCGATCGCGTCGACCGCGTCCTGGGCCGGCGCGATCTCATCGATCAGCTTGGCGGCCAGGGCATCCTCGGCGCTGTAGAGCCGCGCCTGGGTGGCGACGACATCGGCCACGTCCATGCCGCGATAACCGGCCACCGATTCAGTGAAGGTGGCGTAGTGGGCATCGAGCCGGTGATTGATCTCGGCGATGGCCTGGTCGGTGATCGGCTCGTGCGGGGAGCCGTCGTTCTTGTGGTCGCCGCGGAAAAAGGTGTTGAAGGTGATGCCCATCTCTTCTTCCATGCGGCTCACCTCGTAGGTCTCGATGATCACGCCGATCGAGCCGACGCCGGCGGTCGGGCTGCAGACGATTCGCGAACAGGCCGAGGCCAGGAAGTAGCCCGCCGAGTAGGCGGCGAAGTTGACCAGCGCCGTGATGGGCTTGACCTGCCGGCTGGCCTGGATGAAGTCGGCCAGTTCCTTGCAGCCCATGGCGTGGCCGCCGCCGGTGTGAAAATCGAGGACGATCTCCTCGACCATCTCGTGTTTGAGCGCCGCCGTGATCTGCGTGCGCAGCCGCTCGTAGGAGACCAGCTCCTCGCAGGCGGCATTGATGGTGCCGCGCCGAGCCACCAGGATCCCGTCGACCGGGATGATTGCCAGTCGCCCTACCACCTGCAGGCGCTGCATCTCGCGTTCTTCCGGGTTACCGCCGTCCAGACTGACACCGTTGGGCAGGTCGGCGGCCTTGCCGAGCAGGCGCGGCTCGAGGACCGTGCGCACGGACTGAACCAGCGTGGGCGTCGCGTACAGTGGCGTGTCGAACACCATCGACGCGATGTGTGGATAGTTGATCAGGGCGTGCGGCATTTAAGGATCCCCTCGATTTCCTGCATCTGTTCGGGCGTGGCGTTCATCGACTGCTCGATGTTGCCGGAGTCGTTCATGTTCAGCGGGGTCAGGTAGCGGTCGCCGCCAGTGATGGGCGGCATGTTCTCGAGGCGACGGATGTCGTTGACCGACAGCCAGCCCCACTGGCGGCCCAGGGCATAGGATTCGTATCGGGATTTCTGGTCACCGCGCAGCAGGCCGCCGACGTTGAACTCGATGTAGTGGTTCTTGCGCTCTGCCGGTAGCAGCAGGTCGCGCATCATCGCGCCCTCGATGCGCTTCACCCACGGCAGCAGGGTGTAGATGACGAACTGCAGGCCCTGGTGCTCGATGTTGCTGAATGTGGCCTTGTCAAGCTGCTGGACCATGTGCGGCGGCACCTTGTACAGCCGGCAGATCTCGTTGACCGAGAAGTTGCGGGACTCGAGCAACTGCGCCTTCTCGTTGTCCATGGAGAGCTGCTTGTAGGTCATGCCCTCCTGCAGCATCGCGACCGAGAAGGCGGTGCGAAGCCCGCCGCCGTGCTTCTCGGTGAACTTCTCGAGGATCCGGTCGATGGCCCCCTGGCTCTCGATTGCGGGCGCCTCGCGCGGCCGCTCGATCACGCCGGACATGGTGGCACCGCGCTGGAACACCGCCGCGGCGTGCTGGTCGGTGGCCAGCCCCAGGCCAATGACGTCGGCGTTGGTGGCGATCGGCGAGAGGCCGACATAGCCGTCCACCGAGAACGCCTTGATGTGGTGCATCATGCGCATCGGCACCACCTCGTCGACCTCGAGTAGGTGGTAGTACGGCATGGCGTCCGGCCCCTTCAGCACCCGGACTTTCTTCGGATGGATGGGGATCAGTTCGGTCGGGTAACCGCGCCCGTCGCGCTCGATCAGCGAGAACTGGTTTCCCTCGAGGCCGAGGCAGCCCTGGGCCTGCTCGTAATACTCGAACGCGGTGTCCTTGCGGTTGGGCTGACTGTGGATCAGGTCGTAGACCGGGTGCTCGACGGCGCGGTCGCGGCCGCCCTTGCCGTCACGCCGGTACAGCTCGCAAGGCAGTTGCGCAACGGATTCGGCGAGCAGCGTGACGCAGGCACGCAGCGCACCCACCGCCATCGCGGTCTCGGTGTTGACCATGACGCCGGCGGAACTCTGGCGACCAGTCATGGAACTGACCCAGCCAGTCCAGTCCGGATTACGCTTGGCAGTGCCGGCGCTGCTAGACGAGGTAGTGAAAAGCCCGGGCCAGAACATCAGTCAGCCTCCTGCGCCGGGGTTTGGCGGCCGGCGGCGCGGGACGCCAGCCAGGACCACGCCAGGCACAGAACGCCGGCGACGATGTAGCCGGCGGCCGGGGCCAGCAGCCAGGCCCCGAACGACACCAGGGCGGCGCCGATCAGCCCGACGAGAAAAGCGATCAAGGGAATCAGCATGTCACGTCCGTCGTGTCGTAGATGGATTTCTGGGGCTCATCACCCTCGGTGAGAACCGCCCTACCCAGCGCCATGAGAATCGCGACGATGCCGTCGATCTTGTTCTCGTCCTTCTCCTTGCGCGGGTAGATGTTGTCCTTGGCGTCGGACTTGGCGACCACGTTGGAGGCCATCCAGGTGAGCACGGGATCCGAGCTGTGCCGCCAGCGCCCACCGGTTATGGCGGCCTCCATCTCGCGCATCGCTGGGCTCATGTTCTGCACCGTGTTGCGGTACTCGATGACCTCGGCGCCGTCCTTCATCAGCTGGTGAGCGAGCTGCGTCGCGCGCCAGGGGTCGTAGGCGATTTCCTGGATCTCGAAGCGCCCGGCGAGGTCCTTGATGTCCTCGCGGATGACGTCGAAGTCGAGCTCCTCGCCATCAGTGGTGATCAGGTCGCCGCTGTTGACCCAGCTCTCGTAGGCGGCGCGGTTGTTGCTCGCCCGCTCGACCGCGCCTTCCGGCAGGTAGCTGCGCACGAAGACTGTCCAGCGCGTCTTCAACCGCCCCTTCTTGTCCTCGACCTCGTCGCGAAACAGCAGCGCGATGGCGGCGATGTCGGTCTTGCTGGCCAAGTCGACGCCCAGCCAGCAGGGCTGGCCCTCGAAGGCCTCGAGCGTCAGGCCGTCCTCGCCCGACGAGTGCCAGTCCGCCATGTTCAACCAGGCGGTGCGGGCGCTGACCCAGACATTGAGGTGCTTGGTCAGGAAGGCGTTCTGACGACTCGGGTAGCGAACGGCGTCGCGCTGCGCCTTGAGCAGGAATTCCTCGGAGACCGAGACGCCGAAGTTGGGGTTGGCCTTGCGCAGGACCGCCGGATCCTGCCAGTCGTCCCCCTGGTCGATCGTGTAGATGATCCCGAACAGCTCGTCGTTGGGCAGCGCGCCGTCGAGCATCTGCTGCACCTGGCGGCGCTTGTCGTAACAGGGCCCGGCCAGGTTGAAGCCCGCGGTGGTGATGATGAACATCAGCGCCTGGTCGCGGGCGCCCATGCCGGTGAGCATGGTGTCGTAGAGGTTGGGCGTCTGGTGCTCGTGGAACTCGTCGACCAGCGCGCAGCTGGGCGAGGAGCCATCTCCCGGGTCGCCGATCAGCGGTTCGAGGCGACTGCCGTCCTCCGGGATCGAGATGTTCTTGGCCATGATCTCGATGCCGGCGGCACTAACCAGCGCCGGGGACTTCATCAGCATCAGCCGTGCCGGGCGGAAGACCTCCCAGGCCTGTTTCTCGGTGGTCGCGCCGCAGTAAACCTCGGCGCCGTACTCGCCATCCGCGGCGAGCATGTAGTTGGCCACGCCGGCGGCCATCACCGACTTGCCGTTCTTGCGCTCGACCTCGACGTAGGCCTCGGAGAAGCGGCGAAGGCCGCTCTTCTTGCGCAGCCAGCCGAAGATCGCGCAGAAGATGAACAGCTGCCAGGGCTCGAGAGTGATCAGCCGGCGCTCACGCGCCCAGCGCCCCTTGGTGTGGGGCAGCAGTTGGATGAAGACACAGACCGTCTCGGCAGCGTCACGGTCGAAACGGTACTGAAACGATCGGGACTTCGCTGCCTTCAGGTCGTCGAGATGGCGCCGGCAGGCCTGCCGGACCTCCTTGCACGCCGGAATCCTGCCAGCCACGACGTCCCGGGCGTACTTGTTCGCGGCGTTGACGTTGGGGTAGCTGGCCATCCGATCTCATCGCTTTTTGCCCACCAGATCCTTGAACGGGTTGTTGGCTTCCTTCGCGCCCGGTACCGCAAGGCGAGCCCGACTGGCGGGGTCGAGGCCCAGGGCGCTGCCGAAGGTCGTCATCTGCTTGAGGGATTCGTTGGCCACGGTGCAGGCCGGGTTCTTCACCACGCCGCCCATGGGGCTGTCCACCACCAGACCGTTGACAGCGATGTTCTCTTCCGCCTTGCGCCACCGCGCGTAGGCGGCACAATAGGCCTCGAGGTTGGGGATGTCGGACGCGGTGAGGATCTTGCTGCTCACCAGCCACGGCGCCACCCTCTCCCACATCTGAATGCCGATCGGATCGAGCCACTCCGGTGGCGGCGGCACCTCGAGCAGCGAATCGGCCTGCGGCTCGTCATGGTTGATCGCCCGCTTGCCGGCGTTCCCTTGGACCGCCTTCAAGTGACTCGGCTTGGGCTTACGTCCACGGGTCATAAATGAGAACTCCTCGCGCCGACCTGATTTTTCAATTTCGCGGGTGTAAAAATTTGACCTCGGCGTCGGTGTCCGGGGGTCGAAGGCTCCAGGGATTGACCCTCCCCCTCCCCTCGGCCTGGCCCGCACCATCGTAGTGCACCGGGCTTCACTGGCGGCCGGTCTGGGCCTCCTGTGCCGTCTTCACCTTGTGGCATGCCCGGCAGATGGCTTCGAGGTTGCTGTCATCGTCGGTACCGCCGGCGGCCAGCCCAACAATGTGGTCCACCTCGCTGGCCGGCTGCACCCGACCCGCACGCATGCAGGGCTGGCAGAGGTAGTTGTCACGCTGCAGGATCCGCTCGCGTTTCCGGCGCCAGGGGCGACCGCCTCGACCGCTGCCCTTCTGCCTTGGCTTCTGCCACGCGGCAGACAGGTGTTGGTGATCCGCGCAGTAGCCATTCCCGGCGGTCGTCTTGCGCGGGCACATGGCGGCGCGGCACGGACGTGGCGGCTTGGAAGGCATCGGCGTCACCTGCTGACGATCATGAGAGAAGCGAAAATTCTCGGCAGCCGGGAGACTGCCCGTCCCCATGGCTGGCTTTGGGGTGGTCCGGAAGGACCCGCGATTTTCTGCATCAGCGTGGTGCGGACGCGCCTGCTCGGCATTCAGCGCACCTTGCGCCACTTGCGCTCGATCCATCGCGCGGCCGCCGTGATCTTGTCCCTCACGTACCGATACGGGACAACCACCACCGCGAGGAGCAGGATCTTCGTGATTCCCCATGCCGTGTTCGGCAGCGGCATATCGCCTCCTATGCCCGCGGCGCGGGCGATGTCAGTTCGATGGGCGTGGCCGCTTACTCGGCATCGTCGTCATCCATCCTCTGCAGGATCTGGCTCACACCCAGCCGATCGGCGTTGGCCCGGCGCCGCAGCGACTCGTAAGCGGCCAGCAGATCCAGCAGCCCGCCGTTGCTCTCATTCGTCAGAGGCGGCGCCGGTAGAGGTGTCAGCAGGTGCGGCGGCACGTTCGGCGTCATCACCACCGGCACGGTCTTCACCGAGCCGGCGCACCCAGTCACCAACGCCAACAGGCAGAGGCTGAGCAGCCCAGTCGCGAGTCTCGGCATCCGTTTTCTCCATCTGGCGCAGGTCGCGGCGCTTAGCGTCGATCTGCTCGTTGGCATCGGACAGCGCCGCCTCCCGATCAGCCAGGGCGGCATTCAGGCGCTGGGCCTCGGCGCGGCGGTAGTCCAGCGCGCTCTGCAGCGCGGCGGCCAGATCTTCGGACTTCTCGGCCTGAGCCCGGGCAGCATCCCGCTGGGCGGTGAGCGCCTCGATGCGCCACCAGCCAAGGGCGCCAGCCACGGCGGCCAGCAACGCCAACCACGCCCAGCCGGGCACCAGCCGCAGCAGCTTGCCGATCACCGGCGCCACCGACCGACGATGATGTCGTAGATGTCGTCGGCCTTGTTGCGCATCCACTCCGTGCCCAGGAATCCCAGAAACACGCAGGGAGCGATGGCCACCGACGGCGCCAGGTCATAGCGATCCGCCAGGGCCTGAAACAGCGGGAACAGCCCGACGCTGAGCAGCGTACAGACCAGAGCCCCCAACATCGCCTTCTTCCAGGGGCCGCCGTCCTGCAGGCCCCGGAACAGCGCGATGGCAAACGTCAGCAGCGCCGCCGCCAGGTTGGGCAGATACTCGATCACCCGCTGCCAGAGTTCAGGATCACGTTCCTGCATGGCGCGTTTCTCGTGTTTACGGTTCATCGTTGGGCACCTCATGAGCTGCCCGCGTACCGGAAGGGTTATCGTGTTATGCGACGTGCCCACCGGCCTGGCGGTACACGTCGACCAGCTCAGCCATGGCCACCTCTCGCTGCCCATAGCCAGCGCCGGGCAGGCTCGCCCAGATCGTGCGGCATGCATGAATGGCATCGCGGATGCGGCCGTCGTAGATCAGCCGCAGTGCCTTGCACTGGCGAATCAGCTGCGTGGCGGCGGCATCCTGGCTCGCCGGCGTGAAGTCGGTGAAGCCGAAACGCTCAACCAGATCGTCCCAGGTCGACTCGAGGAACTGGGCACGCCCCGCCGCCGTACTGTGGATGCCGTAGGCCGGCAGCCAGATCGAGCGACGCGGGTGATCGGCATAGCTGTGGAACAGGCCACCACCGACCAGCACGTTGTAGCCGTCCTGATCACCGAAACGGACGGTACCCTCTGCATGCGCGAGCATGTCGAGGAATGCAGCCAGGTTGCCGGCGTCATCGGCTGCGGGGTCAACGGGCGGATCGAACGGGACCAGCTCGGCCTCGCCGAGCCAGGTGCGCGGTGCATAGGCAGGCATGACGAGGCCTCGGGATAGGTGCCGCCCGACGGGACATGGGGAACGAGCGCGGGGAACGCACGGCCGGGCGGCGTAACTGGTAGCGGGTAGTGGAGTCGAACCACTTTCTCCGGGATATGAGCCCGGCGTCTTTACCGTCTGACTCACCCGCTAGAAACGACGGCGCCCCGGCCACCGGAGTGGTCGAGGCGCACGGATCACAAGCATAGCTGAACACTAGCACCGCGGTGTCGCAATTACAACATATTGTGGTTATATAGCCGAAAAAGCCTGTTGCTCTACCACCGATAGTAGTGATGCCCTCGCCCGCTTGGTCGTTTGCTTCAGGCTCTGCACGCTCTTGAACACCACCCGATCGCCCGGGGCCAACTGGCGCATCCGCTGGCGCGAGCGCCAGGCGTTGTGCCGCACTGGCGCCAGCGCCCACACCACTGGTCGGAACGCCACGCACTCCCCGGCCGCATACCCCGCACCCGGCGCCCAGCCCAGCCGACGCAGGACGACCAGCTGCGCGTCGCACACCTCGGCGAGCGATAACCCCCGCTCCCCGGCCAGCACCGCATGATGCAGCGCGATCTGCCCGACCGCCCGGCGCTGGTGCCGATGCTCAGGGATCGCATACCCGCACAGCAGCACCGCCATACGCTGGCGCTCGGAGAGGTGCGCCAGCAGCGCCTCGGCCATGGAGCGCCAGCGGCAGGCATACCGGTACCGCTCCGCCGCCTGGCCGACGTGGTCAACCCGGCCGGTCAGTTGCCCGCGCCCCTCGCCCATCCCGGCGATGCTGCTCGCCTGGTGATACCCGGGGTTCTGGTGGCGCAGGTCCAGTCGCCAGCTCACCTCCACCTCGATCAGCGCTGCCAGCGCCGCCGACAATGCCCGCTCCCGGCGCTGCCCCTCCGGCTCGCGCCGCACGATCCCCAGCAACTCGCCGATACCCATGTCCTCGATCTGGCGCATAGCATCCCCTTCAAATAATTAAACACTTCTGTTGCGTTTCGCCACACTTGTGTGTATACTGAGTTCATCGAATCGAGGAGGAGGCATGACATACAACGAGTTCGTCAGATGGTTGAAGAAACGCGGCGTTGAGGTCACCACCGGCAAAGGACGGCACAGCATGAAGGCGACTCACAACGGAAAGACGGTCCCGCTCCCCTACCACGGCGCCAAGGAAATCGGCGAGGGAGTCAGGAAACGGATCATCAAGCAACTGGGCCTCTAAGGAGGCCCCATCACCGACGAACCCGGCATGCCTCCGGTCGACAACAACCCCGTGAACGCAAGAGGTGTTCGCATGCGCTACCCCATCACCATCGAGCCCGACACCGTCGGCTACATGGCAACATCCCGAGACCTGCCCGAATTCACTGCGGCAGGTGAAACCGTGGCCGAGACCCTGGAGAACGCCATCGAGATCCTCGAGACCACCGCCGGGATCTACATCGACGAACGGCGCACTGTGCCCGGCCCCAGCAACACGCTCGACGGCGAGCACCTGGTCGCCCTGCCGTTGAGCACCGCACTCAAGGTGCTGCTGTCCAACGCGATGATCGAGCGTGGCTGGCGCAAAGCGGATCTCGCCCGGGCACTGGGCTCCGCCCCGACGCATATCGACAGGCTGCTGGACGTCAACCACAAGTCCAAGCTCGCCGCGATCGAGGACGCATTCGCTGCGATGGACCGCCGGGTCGAGGTCGATGTCCATGCCGCGTGACATCATCGCCAGGCACTCCCCGCGATGAGTGGGTCCGGCCCGGCGACCACCTCGGTTGCCGGGCGGCTCATGTACTCGGTGATCACCGCCCGCGCCTCGTCGATACCCCGCGCCAGCGCCGCGCAGTACCCTGCCGCCTCCATCCGCGCCAGCCACTCACGCTGTGACTGAGCCAGGCTCGCTCCGTGGGGCGGCGTCGCCTTCAGCTCAAGGTACAGGCCGTGATACCCACCGCGTGGCACCGCGATGACCAGATCGCTCACCCCCGACTTCACTCCCTGAGCTTTCAGGTTTGCCGCTTCCTTGCTATGGCGTGTCCCGCCATTGGGGACCGCGTAGGTGTTGGCGAAAGCTGGCGCCACCGGCGTACCCCGATGCGCCTCACCCCTGAGCCACAACATCAAGGCCGCCTGTTCCTGCCCCTCCCAGTTGACCGACTTGCGGCGTGGCTTGCCGTCGGCATTGAGCGAACGCTTGCGGCGTACCGGCTTCGGGCCCGGCTGCCCATGTGTGCGCCAGCTCATACCTCCAGCTCCTCGTTCCGTTCCCACAGCCGAAACCGCTTCACGATCTGATCGAACGCCGCCGCGGCCTCCGGGTCGGTGCTGATCCGGCCCAGGGTGTCGACGTCACACTGCTCGCGCAGCCAGCGGGCCGCTGTGCCGGTTGAGTGCGGCCACCGGCTGTCGAGTGAATGGTGGGCGTCCAGGTACTCGCAGAACCGTGGATCCTCGGCCAGGACGTGCGCCTCCATCTCGATCGGGTGCATTGCCTCGCTCATCCGGCCACCCCCTGATCTTCCGGCTGGCGCTTAGCGAGCTCGCGCCGTTCCCAGAGTTGGTAGTCGGAGACGATGCGGTCGAGCATCGCCCGGGCGTCGGGGTTGTGGTCGATCTCGGCCCGGCTGGTCACCCCGCAGGCCTCACGGATGAACTCGGCGACGTCCTCCTCGCTGTGCGTGCCGTCGGGCAGTTGCTCGGTGCTCAGGCCGTGGGCATGCCGCCGACGATGGTCGAGGTAGAGACGGAACCGGTCGTTGGTGCCGAGCTTCCAGGCGCGTTGCGACTGCAGGCCGCCCGCGCGGTGGGTGGTCTGGGTCATTGGCTACCTCCCGGCAGTGTCCGCGCCTCGACGATCCCGGCGGCGGTGAGTGAGTAGACCGGCTGGCTGACTCCGCCGGCTGGGTGTTCTTCGGTCAGGATCTGCGCCAGCCCGTCGCGGCGCAGCGTCTCGAGGGCGCGGGTCACCTCGTACCCGGCCACCGCGTACCCGGCATGGCGCAGGTCTAGCGTGATCCGGCTGGGCGTGCCCGAGGTGCGCAGCAGTGCCAGCAACGTGGCGTTCTGGATGTCGATGGGTTTCATGCTCATGCCGTCTCAGCCTCCCGCGCTTCGGTATTGAGTGACTCCCCACCGTCAATGCGGAGCAGCATGCTTTCGCAAACGATGTGGCCGAAATCCCATCCCTCAGGAACAGCGCACGGCCCATCAGTGACGCGCCATACTGCTTCTTCCAGAACGCCAAAGAAGGTTTCGCCGCCGGGCACAATCTCCCCGGCTCCGAAGCGCTCGAGCGCTGTGGTCTGAAATCCGAAAAACTTGGGATGGATGATGATGCACAAACACCCCGGCTCAATCGGCTTCATGCTCATCCCTGCCGCACCTCCGCCACGATCCGCGCGGCTTCGGCGCGACCCTTCTCGGTCAGGCGAAGCGTGGTCCGCGGCGAACTGGAGCCCGGGTCCTTGCGCGTGCCATCGACCTCGACGTAATCGAGATCCAGCAGCTCGGACACGCGGCCGCACACCGAGCTCAACGACATGCCCGCACGCTCTCCCAGCTGGTGGCGTGTGAGTGACTGGGGCGAGAGCGACAGCGCCAGCAAAATGGTCTGCTGCTGGCGGCCCAGGTAGCCCTTGCGCAGGTGCGCCAGGTAGGCGCTCAGCGATACCTCGGTGCCAGTGGGTGCTCCGATCGGTTGCATGGTCAGGTCCTCCCCAGTGCGGCGCGCAGAGCTCGGCGGCCCTGGTCGGCGTTCATGCGAGGCGGTAGGCCGGCGTCCGCCGCGCGCTGTGCGGCCTGCTCGTTGCTGGCGCGCTCGGCCAGCTCGGCGGCGCTGCGGTTACCGTCGTGCTCGAGCAGATGGCGCGGGGTCAGGTTCTCGCCGGCCATCACGCGATTGATCAATGCCTCGTACTCCCGGGCGAATCGGCGCTCGAGGCGCTCCACCCGGCTGGGCATGACGTGCTGAATCTCCCACCAGCCCACGGCCTGGCCGGCCAGACGCACGGCCTCGTGGCTCCAGCGCCAGCCCGACGGGTCATGGGCATGGCTGCTCGCCTCACGCCAGGCCTGTGCCACGGTCGGCAGGCCGAGATCCTCCGGGCGCGGCTCGCACAACCCGGCGAACGCCAGCGGCTGCGGGGGCCATGCCTCGTCGCCGGTGCGGGCCGCATCGCGGACCTGATCGCGGCAACGCTGGAGGCCCAGTTCAATGGCACGGCGCGGCAGGTGCGCCAGCTCTGCCAGCCAGGCACCGGTCGCGTCCCAGTCGCCCCACTGGCTGGTGAACTTGTTGCCGAACAGCTGGCTCATGGCGTTGAACAGGTGATCCATGTCCGATTCACCGACCTGGGGTGCATTCGCCGTCGAAGACGTCCCCGCCTCCGTCGCCACCTGCTGCGGCTCGGGCTGCGGCGCGGGCTTCTTGGGCTGATCGATGGCGCGCTGGAGTACGTTGCTGGCGAGTTCCATGGCGGGCACCTCCGGTGGCTTGTTGAGATTGGGCGGCCTGCTGGCGCGCGTCGTTGCGGATCCAGTCGACGAGCTTCGACGTCCACGCCATCGCGCCGTGGCGCCGGCTTGGGTTGTCGGCGTGGTGGGCGGTGAACTTGGCGAGCTGGTGCGGGGCCGGCCGGGTGTCGGCAGGCAGGCCGGCACGCTGGCACGCCGCGGCCAGGTGCTCAGGGTCGGGTTGCCAGTCCAGGGTCATCGCGAACTGGTGAGCGCCAGCGGTCAGCGGCTGGCCGTCGTCACCCTGTTGGGCGGCTCGAGCGAACACGTCGCCCGCGCCAGAGAGAGAGTTGTGGTTGGTTAAGGACGTTTCGGGTGCAGCTCCTGCACCCCGTGGCGTCGTCATTTGCACCCCGTTCCCGTCACGGGGTGCATTTGGCGCACCCCGCTGATCTGAACGGGGTGCATTTCCTGCACCCGGTGATTCCGGCATGTCCGGGGTCTGCTCATCCCCCAGATCGACCTCCTCGAGGCCAACGCCCAGGGCCAGGTCGTACACCACCGGACGTCGGTCAGCGCGATCGATGATTGCCGCCGCCACCTTCTGGTTACCGCGACGAATCAGGCCCTGCTCCTGCAGCAGCTTGAGCTTGGCGATCACCGTGCGCCGGCCAAGACCGGTGTAGCGGCACAGCAGGTCGACGCTGGGGAACGCGTGGCGCCCCTCGTGGTTGGCATGGTTGGCCAGGCCGAACAGCACAGCGCGGGCACCGGGATCGGTCACCGCCTGCTGCTGGAGCGCCCAGCTGGTGGCTTCAACGCTCATAGCCATTACCCGTTGAATAGAGGGTCATACCGTTACCCGGTAAAGTGGGAGTTCTCACGCAACCCACTGGAGCAACGACATGACCGAAACAGCCTTTCCCGACGGGGTACAAGGATTCAATCAATGCTGGATCAGACTGGGGAAAGAGGAGTTTGAAAAGCTTGGCCTTAATCCAGAAGGCCATGCCTTCCCGAGAGACCAGCTCCACGAAGCTTTGCTGGCGACATTCAAGCGGTTTGTTATTGAATGCTACGCACTCGAACTCAGAGCTAGATATGCGCGCGCATGGCAAAGCCTTGACACTCAACAAGCTCTTATGCTTCGGGCCGTGACAGTTCATCACTGGCAAATCGACTACGCGCAAAGCCTGACTATCTCTGACCTGGCATTCGCGCTTCATGACGAAATTTGCCATTTCAAACTCCCCGACCCGGCTTTTCGGACTGCATATGGGAAGCTGATGGACTTTGGCCCTCGCCAGGCTGAAGAGATGTTAGAGCCGCATCGTCCCGATGGGCTAAACCCGCCGAGGGCTTAGTCTTATATCCGGGTGAGAAAGTCAGCATCGGAGCTGGAAGCGGTCCATTTTGTAGACCGAGGTGTTCCCGAATACTGCGGATTTCGCTGATCACCTCGGCTTCTTCTCCCCGAAGCTCGCTAGCCAGCAGCTCATGCCAGTCTGCGTCACGACGGGTCTTGTCGAGTCGTCTCAGAGCCGAAGCCAGCTCCAGCTCGATCTCCCACTGCTCAAGTTCGTTCAGCTTCGTAGCCATATCAGGCCCCCCTTCCCACCGATGCGACAGCACGTGCTTTGCGGTTGGCTTTGCTCGAGCTGAGCTGACACCGCCGGCACGCCAGCAGCGTGTGTCGCTCATGGGTCACCGGGTCGACGACCGTCATCTCGCCCTCACCGCGCGTGCGGCAGCACATCGGGCACCAGTGTCGGCCGTGGCCGCGTGTCAGTTGTGTCATCCTGCGTACCTCCCCAAGAATCCGATCCACACCAGCACCGGCAGCGAGGCCGCCAGCGCCAGCGTCAGGCTGATATGCAGTGCGGTTCTCATGCCGGCACCGCCTTGCCGGTCCCAAGCCGGGCGCCGCGGTGGCGGGCGGCTTCCTCGAGGTGGCCCTGGCAGGTTTTCCGGGCGCGCTCGACGGCCGCTTCGTCACGCCCGGCTGCCGACTTGGTGATCAGCCAGGACTGCGCGATATGGAACCGCTCGCACAGCTGGTGGTGGCCGACCATGTCGCCCAGCGTGGCGCGCTTATCGGCCGCCAGCGCCAGCCGGATCGTCTCGGCGATCAGATCGTCGCGCGTCCAGTTCGCGTAATCGGGTGTCGTGTTCTTCATGCGGGCGTTCCCCTGTATGGATTTACACGGGGCTCAGGCCCGCTGTGCGGTGCGGCGCTTGCCGGTAGGCTGAGGGGTGTCGGCCTTGAGCCTTCCCTCAGTCATCTTTTCCAACTGGAATTGACGGCCCAGAGGTACCGTCTCCGGCCACAGGCTCACCGCCTGACTAGTGATGCCGAGTGCGGTTGCCACCGCCCCTACGGAACCGAAGAAATGGATAACGTCAGCTTTTCTCATGGAATGCCCCGGAATGTAAGTCCGCTTACGCATCTTAGAGAAAGCCTGCTTACTTCACAAGCATGTAAGATTGCTTACATGAGTGATCAATCAACGCGCATAAAGCACCGCCGGAAAGAGCTGAAGCTCACGCAAGAGAAGCTGTCCAAAGCGGTCGGCGTCTCCCGCGTGGCCATCTCTCAGTGGGAAAGCGACCCGACGATCCAGATCGCAGGCAAGAACCTCACGAAGCTGTGCCAAGCGCTCAAGTGCTCGACCGACTGGCTTTTGGAGGGCAAGGGAGGTGCGGATATGGGGGTCTCACAGCAGACCGGCACTTACCAAGCAAACAGTAATGTCTCGTCAGGCCCTGCATTGCGGGGTCTGGCTCCGGAAATTTCATGGGTGCAGGCCGGAGCATGGACCGAGGTCTGTCACGTCGAACTCGATCCCGAGGCGGTCAACTGGTACCCACGACCGCCCGGCGCCAGTGATCGCACCTTCGTGCTGCGCGTCGTCGGAGAGAGCATGCTGCCCGAATACCCGCCGGGGCGGCTCATATTCGTCGACCCCGAGCGCATCGCCGACAGCGGCGATGATGTCGTGGCGGTGATGACCGAGACAGGTGAGGCCACGTTCAAACGCTTCATTGAAGAGCCTGGCAGCGGCAAGATGCTCAAGGCCATCAATCCCGCATGGCACGAGCCCTACATCCAGATCAACGGCAACTGCCGCGTGGTCGGCGTGGTGGTCGCCGACATGCGGATACGCTGAGAGCAACACATAACAATACCTAGCCGCACGCGGGGAGGCTGGATGCCTGATCAGGGGATCAAGGAGAGGTTTTTCAGTTTTTACTTACAGAACTCGACTTCAACCTTTGTCAAAATGGGGTGGCGCAGAAGAAAAAAGGAGCTGAAGCATGGGAAAAATATTAGCGTTAGCGCTTGCGGCGCTAGTCCTCTACGCAGTCTTTGGCGGCGGGAGAGACGACACTGACGCCGGTTCGTCAGCCGCAGCGACCTCCAAAAAGCCAGAGCCCAAGCATACCCCACCGCCGCTACCACGGTCGCCATGGCATGTTAGCCAATGGACGTCGGATATGGATGACAGCCCAGCCGTGGCTCTGACGACAAACTCCGAGGAGATCTACACCGGCGCCTACGGTGGCCCCGCCGGTTATGCCACCCTGCATCTCCGCTGCCTGGAGAATTCGACCAACCTCTACGTCAAGATGAACGGTCACTTCCTCGCCGACTCCGGTGGTTATGGGAGAGTCACCTACCGTATCGATGACAATCGTGCGCATACCGTGAGCATGCACGAATCGACCGACAACAAGGCCCTGGGCTTATGGTCTGGCGGACGGGCAATACCTGTCATCCGCCGATTCTTCGGCCACGACCAGGTAATCATGCGTGTCACGCCATTCAATCAATCGCCGGTTGAGGTGAAATTCCCGATCAAAGGGATCGAGGAAAAGATCAAGCCCTTGCGCACAGCCTGCCACTGGTAACTCCTCACCTCTGCTGACAGCCCGCCCACTGGGCGGGTTTTTTACGCCCTGCTGCGTAAGCTGGCTTACATTTCTTGTTGACAGCGAGAGTAAGCTTACTTACATTCTGACTTACGAGAACAGATCAGCGCAGGGGAAATCATGAACCTCACTTACCGATCCTGGCGGGCCACCGCCAATCCCAATCGCAAGGCCGGCGGCCTGGCGCCGAGGGAAGCCCAGCACCTCATGGCCCTGGCATGCGGGATGACCCAGAAAGAGATCGCCCGCGAGTTCGGCGTTTCGCCCAGCACCGTCGGCCACAGCCTGACCCGCATCTACCAGCGGCTGGGTGTCGAGCGCGGCACGGCGGCCGTGGCCATCGCCATCCGTCGCGGCTGGATCGCCCCGATGGCCCTGGTGCTGCTGATCAGCGCCATGACGCCGGACGCCCACTGGCAGCGCGTGCGTCAACCGCGCACCCGCACCGTGACCATGACCAAGCTGGCGCGGCGTGAGCTCGCCTGTGTTACAGGGGGTGCCGCGTGAAACTCCCCACCCACATCCGTTTCGAGATCGCGGCGATCAATGACCTGTGCATCGACATCGGTCTGGCCGGCAAATACGAGGCGCGCGCCGATCTGGTGACCGGCCCCAAACTGTTCGTGCTCGACGTCACCACCTGCCCGGTCGGCAGTGCCCGGACGGCAGACGACTGCGAGCGGCACAGCTGCACCCTGGGCCGCCTCACCGTCCCGGGCTGGGGAAATCTCACACCGGAACGAGCCTTGGAGCTGGTGCGCGAAGAACTCGCCGAGACCATCCAGCACCTCGAGCGCCTGCGCGCCGAGACCCAGGAGGGCCAGCCGTCATGACCGCCGACACCCTGTTCACGTATGCCGTCCACGACGTCGCCCACGCCTGGCGCGAGCACGCCCAGCAAAGCGGCATCACCGACCCCGAGACCGAGATCCTCGCTCGCGAGGCCGTCGCCGGCTCACCGCGCGCCGGGTACCGCCCCGCGTTCCGCGTGCCCAGCACCGGGCACCTGGTGGTGATCGTCACCTGCGAACCGCACCGCACCGAGTACGAGGCGCGCCACTGGCTGCGCTGGATGCTCGAGCAGCTCCACAACAACGGCAACATCACCCTCTACCGGGAGGACGTCGCATGAGCTGGATGACCGATTCCGACCGCGGAGTGGCCGGCCTCCTGGGCGCGGGCGCCCTACTGCTGATCGCCATGCTCGCCTGCCTGGGCTGGGCCCTGGTCGTTGGCCCCTCAGATGCCGAGGTTCGCCAGGCCGCCCAGGCCGACTACTGCGATGCGGTCCAGCAGTGGCAGGAAATGGCCGCCCGCGGCGTCCCGGCGGCCCAGCGCTTCGGCCATCCGGACTACGACCACCGCGCCGACGAGTGCACCAGCTACACCAGCGCCAGCGGCGAGCAGCTCGCCCAGCAGTAACCGGGAGGACGCCATGCAACTGCATCTGATCGACCGACAGACCGCCAGCGAGCGAGGCATCAAGCACTTCTTCACCGGCGTTCCCTGCAAGCACGGCCACATCGCCCTGCGCTACACGCGCTGCGGTGAGTGCCTGGAGTGCCACGCGGCGCGCCTCAAGAAGTGGAGGGCGAAGAACAAGGGTCACATCGACGCCTACAACGCGCGGTATCAGGCGGCGAATCCGGACTACTTCCGCTCGTTCCACCAGCGGTGCCACTTGAAGTCCATGGCCAGCAAGCGCCGTCGGCGCCGGATGATCGAGAACGGGACGCTCAAGGTCAGCGACCCGGTATGGCAGGCCTACGAGCGGGAGCGCTGGAAGCACCTGCGCCAGTTGGCCCGGCAGTACGAGGAATGGACCGGCATCACCTTCGAGGTGGACCACATCGTGCCGGTCGTCGACGAGAACGTGTGTGGGCTGCATTGGCATGGGAACTGGCAGCTCATCCCAATGCGGCTCAACCGCAGGAAGCGCGGCGTCATCAATCACGAAGTCGCCGTTTAACGAACGACCAGCGTGCCACGGCAACACCGGCACGACTGCTGCTCTTTATCAATGTGGACCCCGAACGCGGCGCCAGCAGCGCGTGAAATCTGCTGGCCATCGGGAAGGGTTCTGAAGAGTGCCCGGGGGAGGAGAAACCCCTGCAATGTGCGGATAAAGCAAGAGCGAGAGCACCGCCAAGAGCCCTTCCCGATGCCCCTGGCATCACCCGAGCGCCTCCCCCTGGGCTGCTCGGCTCTCTCGTTGCGTATTGCCCCGGTGGGTGTCACCGGGGCCCTTTTCGAGACCAGCGGGGTGTCGCCCTCACCGGCGCCAGCCCGCTGCCCTTGGACAGGCAGCACCCTCAATTCCTTGCATACCTCGCCCGGCGACGGCCGGGCGCTTTTTCGTCCCAGTGCAGCGGTCAAGGATTCCTTGACGACTGATCCCTGACCGGTGCGCTGGCACAACGACGGAGACCCTCATGGACTACCAGCAATTCCTCGAGGCCAAGGTGCCGCCGGCGCCGGTGTTCGGCGCGCCGGTCGCCACGGCCGATCTCAACCCAGTGTTGAAGGACCACCACCGCGCCATGGTGCAGTGGCTGGTCGACGGCGGGCGCCGAGGCTGTTTCGCCAGCTTCGGCCTGGGCAAGTCGGTCATCCAGCTGGAGACGGTGCGGATCTGCCGGGAGCGCGCCGGCGGCATGGTACTGATCGTCATCCCCCTGGGTGTGCGGCAGGAATTCATCCGCGACGCCTGGATGCTGCGCACCGGCGATCACCCGCACATCACCGATGACCAGCGCCAGCAACTGGGCGCCTGGCTGGGCGACGAGCCGGAACGGCGGGCGCCGGTACCGAAGTTTATTCGGCGCATCGAGGAAGCGAAGGACCCCGAGGGCATCTACCTCACCAACTACGAGACGGTGCGCGACGGCAAGCTCGACCCGCGGGCCTTCAGCGTGGCATCGCTCGACGAAGCGTCCTGCCTGCGCGGCTTCGGCGGCACGAAGACGTTTCGCGAGTTCATGGCCCTATTCGCCGGTGACGATCGCCAGACCGGGGTGAAGCGGCCGGGCATCCCCTACCGCTTCGTGGCCACGGCCACGCCCAGCCCCAACGACTACATCGAGCTGCTCGCCTACGCGGCCTTCCTGGGGATCATGGATGTCGGCCAGGCCAAGACGCGCTTCTTCCGCCGCAACAGCGAGAAGGCCGACAAGCTCACCATCCACCCCCACAAGGAGCGCGAGTTCTGGTTGTGGGTCGCCAGCTGGGCCCTGTTCGTCCAGCGTCCCAGTGACCTGGGATTCAGCGACGAGGGCTACGAACTGCCGGAGCTCGACATCCGCTGGCACGAGATCCCCAGCGACCACAGCGAGGCCGGCAGCGAGAAGGACGGCCAGGGGCGGCTCTTCGCCAACGCGGCGATCGGCGTGGTCGACGCCGCCCGGGAGAAACGCCACAGCCTCGAGGCTCGGGTCGCCAAGTTGATGGATCTCCGCGCCGAAGATCCCGGCGCCCACCGGCTGATCTGGCACGACCTCGAGGCCGAGCGGCACGCCATCGAGAAGGCGATACCGGGCATCACCAGCGTCTACGGCAGCCAGGACCTCGACGAGCGCGAGGCGGCGATCATCGACTTCAGCGAGGGCCGCTACCCGGAACTGGCAGCCAAGCCCTCCATCGCCGGCAGCGGCTGCAACTTCCAGCGCTTCTGCTGGTGGGCGGTGTTCCTCGGCATCGGCTTCAAATTCAACGATTTCATCCAGGCGATCCACCGCCTGCAGCGCTTCCAGCAGACGCACCAGGTGCGCATCGACCTCATCTATACCGAGGCCGAGATCCAGGTGCAGCAGGAGCTGCAACGCAAGTGGCGCCAGCACGAGCACCAGGTGGAGACCATGAGCAAGATCATTCGCGAGTTCGGCCTCACCCAGCACGCCCTCAACGACCAGTTGGCCCGGTCGCTAGGCATCGAGCGCGTCGAGGCCTCGGGCGACGGCTACACGGTGGTCAACAACGACTGCGTGCTGGAGACCCGGGCGATGGCCGAGAACAGCATCGACCTGATCGTCACCAGCATCCCGTTCTCGACCCAGTACGAGTACAGCCCCAGCTACAACGACTTCGGCCACACCGACGACAACGCCCACTTCTGGGCGCAGATGGACTACCTGGTACCGGAGCTGCTGCGGGTGCTCAAGCCTGGCCGGGTCGCGGCGATTCACGTCAAGGACCGCATCGTGCCCGGCGGCATCAACGGCCTGGGCTTTCAGACGGTGCACCCGTTCAGTGACGAGACGATCGCCAACTTCATCAAGCACGGCTTCGCGCTGCTGGCCCGCAAGACGATCGTCACCGACGTGGTGCGCGAGAACAATCAGACCTACCGGCTGGGCTGGACCGAGCAGTGCAAGGACGGCAGCCGGATGGGCAACGGAACCCCGGAATACCTGCTGGTGTTTCGCAAGCCGCCCAGCGACCCCAGCAATGGCTACGCCGACGAGCCGGTGGTCAAGGACAAGGCCGAGTACAGCCGGGCGAGGTGGCAGATGGACGCCCACGGCTTCATGCGATCGAGCGGTGACCGGCTGCTCAACCCCGCCGAACTCGAGGGCATGGACCAAGCCGCCATCTTCCAGCTGTTCAAGCGCCACAGCCTTGAGGAGGTCTACGACTTCCGCCACGACGTGAAGATCGCCGAGGCGGTCGACGAGACCGGCTGGCTGCCGACCACCTTCATGCTGCTGCAGCCGCAGTCCTGGCACCCCGACGTGTGGGCCGACGTGGTGCGGATGCGCTCGCTGAACACCAGCCAAGCCAGCAAGGGCAAGGAACAGCACCTGTGCCCGCTGCCCTTCGACATCGTCGAGCGCTGCATCGAGCAGTACAGCATGAAGGGCGAGGAAGTGTTCGACCCCTTCGGCGGCCTAATGACCGTCCCCTACTGCGCCATCAAGGCCGGACGGCGCGGCCGCGGCTGCGAACTCAGCCCCGCCTACTTCATGGACGGCGCCGGCTACTGCGCGGCGGCCGCCAAGGAAATGTCCATGCCGTCGCTATTCGACGCGCTCGAGGAAGAGGAGAACGCTGCATGACCATCACCACCACCGTCCAGTGTGACGCGCTCAACTGCTGCGCCGAACGGGAAATCGAGGACGCCTACGACTCGTCTGTGACCGCCGCTGGCTGGCACGTCGATCCCAACGATGGATACCAGCACTACTGCCCCAGGTGCTGGCCGGTCGTGAAGAAAGAGCTCGAAGAACTGGAAGAGGAGGATGCCTGATATGTGGTTCAAACACCTCCACCTCTACCGCGTCCACGACCTTCCCGTCCTGCCGCTCCGTGACCTGGGCGCCTGTCTGGCTGAATCCTCCTACCGGCCGCTCGGTGGCAGCGAGGCCAAGCGCATCGGCTGGGCCGCCCCGGCCGGGCGCGGTAGCGAGCAGCTGGTCCACCAGGTCAAGGGCCACCGGCTGCTCTCCGCCCTGCTCCAGGAACGCATCCTGCCCGCCTCCGTGGTCCGCGAGGAACTCGAAGCGCGCGTCTCCGATCGCGAGGCCAGCGAGGGGCGCCCGCTGCGCCGCCAGGAGAAGCAGGCCCTCAAGGAACAGATCTACGAGGAGTTCCTGCCCCGCGCCTTCGTGCGCACCCAGCGCATCGACCTGTGGTGGGACACCGAGCGCCAACTCATCGCCGTCAACGCCGCCAGCCGGGCCCGGGCCGAGGACGTGCTCGACCTGCTGCGCCAGACCCTGGGTTCGCTCAAGGTCACGCCGCTGGCCACCAAGGTGACGCCAGTACGCGCCATGACCGACTGGCTGCGCCAGCCCGAGGATCGCCCGGCCTGGCTGGAGATCGGCGACCAGGTTCAGCTCAAGGCCACCGGCGACGAGAGCACCATCGCCGGTCGGCATGCCGATCTCGACGCCGAGGACATTCAAGCCGCGCTGGAAGCCGGCCGCCAGGTCACCCGCATGGCGATCACCATCGACGAGCGCGTCTCCTGCGTCCTTCACGACGACCTGGCCATCAAGTCGCTGCGCTTCGCCGACGGGGCGCTCGACGAGGCCGCCCAGGTCGAGGACGACGGCGACCCGGTCGTGCGCCTCGAGGCCGACTTCACGCTGATGACCGGCGCCCTGCGCGCCAGCATCGAGCAACTCATCCACGGCCTGGGCGGCGAGACTCAGCCCGCGGCCGCTACCCCATAACGACAATGGAGGGAGTCATGCATCCGATCCTCGAACGCTTCCAGCGGGACGTAGCCAGCCACCAGATGGAAGTCCTGCACGATGACGGCCTGTATCGCCACCTACGGTTTTCGCGGGACGGCTCCAGCGCATACCACTTCAACATCACCACCTGGCCGGGCTATCTAGCAATCACTGGCGACATGGGCGATTTCGTGTTCTCCCGCGTGCAGGACATGTTCGCCTTCTTCCGTGACGAGCCGGGGCGGCTGGGCATCAACCCCGGCTACTGGGCCGAGAAGATTCAGGCCGGCGCCAGCACTCCCGATCGATCCCTGTACATGGACTGGGACGAGAAGGCTTTCAAGCAGCGAGTTGTCGAAGAGTACAAGCGCTGGCTGGAATCTAACGGGCCTCTGGACCCGGAAGTGTCCAGTGACCTCAAGGACCAGATTCGTGAGGAGATACTCGACGAAGCCCATTCCGAAGAGCTCGCGTGCGTGGCTGTGGCCAATTTCCACTCTGATGACGCGCCGGATCTGTTCGATGACTTCCTGATGGAACTGGGCAGCTCCTGTCACGAATACAGCTTCCACTATCTCTGGTGCTGCTGGGCCATCGTCTGGGGGGTCTCCCGCTATGACGAGCAGCGGGAGGCGGCCGCGGCATGAGCAACCTGACCGAGATCCGTCACTTCCATCTGTTCTGCGGCCTCGGCGGCGGTGCCGCTGGCTTCAACCGTGGGCACGCCCGGGTCGGCACCATGGAGGCGCGATTCCGCTGCATCGGCGGCATCGACTCCGACCCGGCGGCCATCGCTGACTTCGGCCGGCTGACCGGGACTCCAGGAACGGTGCTCGACCTGTTCGACCGTGACCAGTACCAGGCCTTCCACGACGCCGAGCCGCCGGCAGACTGGCGAGAAGCCACGCCGGCCGACATTCAGGCCGCCGCCGGCAATGAGCGCCCGCACATCGTCTTCCTTTCGGCGCCCTGCAAGGGCTTCTCCGGACTGCTCTCGCAATCGCGCAGCACCACACCCAAGTATCAGGCCCTCAACCGGCTGACATTGAGGGGCATGTGGCTGACGCTGGAAGCCTTCGCCGACGATCCGCCCGAGCTGATCATCTTCGAGAACGTCCCGCGCATCGCGAACCGTGGCCGGCCGCTGCTCGACAAGATCGTCGCCATGCTCGAGCACTACGGCTATGCCGTGGCAGAGACGACCCACGACTGCGGAGAGATCGGCGGACTCGCGCAGAGTCGCAAGCGCTTCCTGCTCGTCGCCCGCCACCAGGAGAAGGTGCCGCCCTTCCTCTACGAGCCAGTCAAGCGTCCGCTGCGCGCCGTTGGCCAGGTACTGGGCGAGATGCCCCTACCTGGGGACGAGCTGGCCGGCCCGATGCACCGGGTGCCTCGCCTGCAGTGGAAGACCTGGGTTCGCCTGGCGTTCGTCGAGGCCGGTAGCGACTGGCGATCGCTGAACAAGCTGGCCGTCGAGGATGGCCACCTGCGGGACTACCTGATCGTGCCCGACTACCGCTCGGGCTACCTGGGCGTGAACGACTGGCAGGAGCCGGCCGGCACGGTCGCCGGGCGGAGCGGGCCGAGCAACGGCGCCTTCTCGGTCGCGGATCCGCGCTTCGACCAGTCGGCACGATGGAAAGACGGCCAGGCCTACGGCGTGCGGCGCTGGGACGAGGCCACCGGGGCCGTCACCGGTCAGCAATCACCCGGGCAGGGAACATTCAGCGTGGCGGACCCGCGGCTCAGCGGCATCCGACACAACAACGTCTTCCGCATCATGCCTTGGGTGGCGACCAGCCAAGCCGTAACCGCCGGCGGCGGGCCCACGGCCGGCGGGCTGGCGGTGGCTGACCCGCGCGGCGCCACCTTCGCCGGCAAGTACCAGGTGACCCCATTCAACCGCGCAGCCGGCACAGTCATCTCGGGCAGCACCACCGGTCAGGGAGCCTTCGCCGTCGCCGATCCTCGCCCCGGTCTGCGCCGCGGGAAAGGAGACGCCTGGCTGGAAGGCGGACATTACGGGGTCGTGCCTTGGTCGTCGAGGTGCGGCGCTGTCTCCGGATCGGCCCGGCAGGACAACGGCTCATGGTCAGTAGCCGACCCTCGGCTACCGGCGGCCACCGACAAGCTGGTTGCGGTGATTCGCGCACTGGACGGCACATGGCACCGCCCTTTCACCACGCTCGAACTCGCAGCCCTGCAGGGGCTGGTTGACCCCACCGAGCAGCTCGAACTCGACGGACTGAACGACAGCGCCTGGCGGGAACGCATCGGCAATGCGGTACCCCGCAAGGCCGCCGAGGCGATCGCCGGCGTGATGGGCACCACCCTGCTGCTGGCCTGGAGCGGCGAGACGTTCGCCCTGGGCTCGACGCCGATCTGGGTTCGCAACGCCGCGATGGCCCTTTCCGTTCAACAGCCGGCGAAAGCCGAGGCATAGGAGAACACATGCCTGATGCCCCGCTGATCAGCAGCCAGCGCCATCTCGACCGCGCCAAGGTGCTGAACAAGGCCCGGACGTTCCGGATCTTCACCGTGAAGATCCACGAATGCGAGCTGCGCGGCCGGCGATACCGGATGGTCGTCGACGGTCATCACAATCTCGCCGCCGCCCGGGTGGCCGGTGTGGCGCCCCGCTTCAAACCCGTCAGCGAGAAGTTCCTGCGGAGCCTCGGCCGGCTGACACCTACCCAGCGCGAAGCGTTTCTGATCAACAACCTCAGCGACAGCGACCACTACTACGTCGAGACCGGCGAGGTGGTCGCCGAGTTGCTGCCGATCGCCGAGGCATAGGAGAACCCCATGGCAGACCTGACATTCGACACGCTGCGCCAGGCCAACATCACGCGCCAACAGGAGTGGCCCGGCTACGAACAGACCGACACCACCTTCAAGGCCCTGGAGGTATGCGGCGAGGCCGGCGAGTTGGCGGAGGCCGTCAAGAAGCTGGTCCGCGTCGAGCGAGGCATCGCCGGCACCACGGTGAACCTCGAGGCGGTCGCCGATGAACTGGCCGACGTGGTGATCAGCGTCGACCTACTTGCCGAGCACCTGGGCATCACTGACGAGGCCGCATAGGAGAACTCCATGGCGCGATACGCCGAAAACACCTCGGTCTCCAGCGAGCGCAGCCGCGCGGAGATCGAGCAGACCCTCGCCCGCTACGGGGCCGACGGGTTCATGTACGGCTGGGATGGCGGTACCGCGGTGCTGGCCTTTCAGATGCACGGCCGCCGCATCCGCTTCGACCTGACCATGCCCGACCGCAACGACGAGGCCTACACCCTCACCGAAACCGGCCGGGAGCGAGCGCCAGCCCAAGCCGCCAAGTCGTGGGAACAGGCATGCCGCCAGCGCTGGCGGGCCCTCGCCCTGGTCATCAAGGCCAAGCTCGAGGCGGTCGAGTCCGGCATCACGGTGTTCGAGGAGGAATTCCTGGCTCACATCGTGCTGCCCGGCGGCAACACGGTCGGCCGCTGGATGCTCCCGCAGGTCGAACTCTCCTACGAAACCGGGCAGATGCCGCCGCTGCTGCCCGGGCCAGACGACAAGAGGTGATTCATGGAACAGTGCAGCGAATACGACCCCGAAAGCCGCACCTGCCGATCTAGATGGCCGGTAACCTCGAGGAAGAACCACCGTCCCAGTTCCTGCAGGAAGACGGCAAGCCGAAAGGATTTCCCAAGGAGCCCACCGCGTGACCCCGACCCACACCCACACCACCCAGGGCGGCCGTTTCGAGCTGGTCAGCGAGTCGACCGGGGCCGGCCCGCTCGAGGGCCAGGCGCTGGTCATCTATCACGACCTCGACCGAGACGTGCAGAGCGTCACCACCAGCGCCGACTGGCGCCAGCACTGGCGGTCGATCGCCGCCGACGACTGCACCGTCTGCCTCGGATCCGGTACCGACCAGATCAAAGGCAACAAGAGTCAGCCGTGCGGCGGCTGCTTCGGGCTGGGGAAAGTGCGCCAGGACGGCGAGACGCCGGCCGGCGAATGGCAGGTGGCCGACGTCGCGCTGGGCGTCATCCGGCGCCAGCAGCGGATCATCGAGCAGCGGGACCAGGTGCTAGCGTTCCCCGAAGTGCAGGCAGCGTTGAAGGCGCGAAAGGAGAAGAAGGGAAAGGAGCCGGCCGACTGGGTCCAGCGGGAACAGCAATGGCGGGAAAGTGGCGGCCGCGGGCACGGCGGTCGGCGCCACGTCGGAGATTGA